ATCCCAGTTCGGGCAGAACCGCCAGAGTCAGATCGAGAAAGACTCAGCAAACGCTGAGTCGCTGGGGGCGAAACTCTCTGCCGGTGTGGGTGCCGGCTTGTCCGGCCTGATCGAGTCCAGGTTCGGTGTTGAAGGCGCGCTCGGGCGCATGACGCTCGGCAAGTCGCTGGTAGGTGAGCTGGGCGAAGGCACCGCCCGGCAGCTCATTGGGCGGGGGGCGCTCAAGTACGGCGGGATCGAGGCCCTGGAGTCGGGCGCCCAGGCGATTACCAATCAGGTGGCGTCGTTCGACAACCCACTGACCCCTGACAGCCTTGAGGACACTGCGTTCCAGACCGTTTTCGGTGGCGCGGCGGGTGGGATGTTTGGTGCCGGGGCTGGTCTGCTCTCTCGTCAGAAGCCCACCGTCGCCCCGCCTGACCTGACGAACGAAGACCTCGCAAAGAGCGTCGATGGTGTGATCCTTGGGCTTCCTGCGCCAGGCCAGACGACCCCGAACGGCTTTACGGTTGGGCGGAACGGCGTCACCATGGACGCGGGCGATCTTGCGAATCATCAGGCGCGAGTGCAGGCGCTGCGGCAGGCAGGCCGGTATGCGGAAGCGGACCAGCTGGACGCTGCTGTTTTCGGCGTCCGGCCGCAAGAGCAGCCGCTCCCTCCACTGCAGGCGTACATGGTTGAGCCGCCTATTGAGCCTGTTCAGGGCGAGCAGCTACGCCTCCCTGCGCCAGCACCGCCGGATCGTACGCTCGTGGTTACTCCTGAAGGTGTTGCCGCGCCTCGGGGTGCGATGGAGTTTGCCGCGGCGTCGCTTGAGGCGCAGCGCCAGCAGGCCATGGCGGACATTGAGGCCCGTGCGGTAGAGCTTGAGCAGGCCGGACAGCCGGAGGCGGCGATCGCCTTGCGGGCTCAGGCCATCGGGCTTGGTGCACAGCCTGTAGTGCCACCGATTCAAACGATCCTTGCCGCCAACCCTACCGTGTCCCTGCGCGGTGCCCCACCGGCAGTGCGGCAGGCACTTGCCGCCGCTACGACTCCCGAAGAAGTTGCCGCAGTTGCGGCGCGGGAGTATCACACCCGGATGGCGCGGGATACCGGGAAGCGGGGGACTGAGGCTCCCAAGTATGTGGCCGGGGAGACTGGGCTGCTGGCGCTGTACCGCGCGGCGACCGGCCAGGAGATGCCCTCCCGTGACGAGTACGAGGCCCAGCAGGCCGCGGCAATTCAAGCCCCCGTGGCCCCGCAGGTTGCGCCGGCAGTTCAAGTGGCCCCGCAGGTTGCGCCGGTAGAGCAAGTGGCCCCGCAGGTTGCGCCGGCAGTTCAAGCGCCGGTAGTTCAAGTGGCTCCGCAGGGTGCGCCGGCAATTCAAGCCCCGGCAGTCCAAGCGGCTCCGCAGGTTGCGCCGACAGCTCAAGCGATACAAGGTACTCAGCCTGATCTAGGTATCCCCAGCAACCTGCCCACTGCGGAAACCCGCAGACAGGCGCGCGTAAAAGAAGCCGATCAAGTAGCCCTTGCCGCATTGAAGCGGGAGGCAGATGTCGCGACTACCCGCATACTGGACGAAGGGGACACGATAGGTAAGGGCGAGCGTAGGCGGCTAGAGAACACAATCAGCAAATACGAGGCAGCGCAGGCAGAGTTTGAGGCCAAGTACGCACCGCGTGCGTCCCGTGCTACTGCCCAGCCGGCCGGACCCCACACCGTCACCACCATCCGCGAGGCGATCAGTCGGGTGATCGGGCGGGCGGCGATGACGCGGCTGGCCAAGAGGTTCGTCATCGTGGCCGACTCTGCAGCGCTGCAGACTGACATGGAGCGGCGGGGATCAGACTACGCGGGCCGCGTCGATGGCACTGAGAAGGGCCTCTACGACCCCTCCACCCAGACCAGCTACATCATTGCAAGCAACATGGCGGCCACCGACAGCCCATGGGGCGTGTTCCTGCACGAGGTCGGCACGCACTACGGCCTGCCCAGGCTGCTAGGCAAGAAGGGGCACGCCAGTGTTCTGCGAGATGTCAACCGGCTGCTGCGGGAAGCAGACCCTGACATGGTTGCGGCGGCCCGGCAGGTCAACCAAGCCGAGCAGCTTGGGCTTGACCCGAACACCCCAGACTTTGCCACGCAGTTTGCTGACAGGATTTTGGGGGACTCCCGCCTCGGCGAGGAGACCATCGCGTACATGGCCGAGAACCCGGCCAGCCACAACCGGGCGGTCTGGAAGCGGATCGTTACTGCGGTGCGGAATTTCTTGCGCAGCCTTGGTGTAACCAGACCGATAACGTCCGACGACATCGCTGTGATGGTAATTGCTGCAGCGCGGAAAGTCGCAGATGCCCCGCAGGCTCCCACCGGGCAACGTACTACCATGGTGCAGGATGCGCAGGATGTCCTGGCGCAGTTCGGCTACACCGCGCGCACCGCGCAGGACGGTACGGTTGACATCCTCGACGCCAACGGCCAGGTAGTTCCGGACGAGCAGATCGCCGACTCGGCGCAGCTTGCGGCTGCGATCGTCAAGTACCCGGAGATGCGTGGGCCGCTGGCGCAGGACATCGCAGACATGGGGCCGATGGCCTCCCGATCCGTTGGTACCGGCCCTGTCTCGCCGGACACGCAAGCCTCGTTCGACGCGTATGGCAAGGCGGTTGATGCCGCGCGGGGGCTTGCTGCGCGGACGATCGGTACGCTGACCAAGAACAGCCGCGACAGCTGGTCGGCCAAGGCGCTGCGGACGGCTGTGCGTTGGGCTACGCGTGGGCATCTGGTAGAGATGTACGACGATCGGTTCAAGGGGGCGCTGAAGCAGAACGCCGACACGTACGCGAACCAGGAGGTCGTGGGGTCCAGGCTCAACCAGCTGTTCAATAGCCCGTACCACAAACTCGAAGCGCTGGAGAAGGGCGACCCTACGCAGTACGGACACATTACCAAGGTAATGACCGCTACTGAGTTCCACATGGACCCACGTAAGACATGGGAAGCGCAGAAGCATCTTCACACTGGAACTGCTGAGGAGCAGGCAGCGGCTAAGGCACGGCTTGCTGGCTTTCGCCAGGCGTGGGGGCGGATGTCTCAGGGCAGTCAGCAGATATACAACGACCTGGTAACGATGAATGAGACAATGTACATAGCTGACATGGCTGTGTCGCTGCAGAATCTCGTGCGTGCGCAGGTGCCAGAGAATCTGCTGCCGCAGGAATTTCGGGGGGATGTGACTGAGGCGTTCCGGAACGATCCCACTACACACGAGAGCATCGCCGCTGCCAAGTCCTACTGGGAAAAGGAGCTGCAGAAGTTCATGGCTGCCGCGGAAAAGTATTCCGTTCAGCAGCGCGGCCAGCTCCCCAAGGCCGAGCCCAACACCCCGGAGTACCTGAAGGCAGTGCGTGAGGCATTGAAGGGCGTGCCGGAGGGGAGGGAGCGGGACGCTATCCGAGCCCGGCTTCGCAGGTCGCACGCACCTGGCCTCACGCCAGAGCAGAGCAAGATCGTGCGGCACCTGTCCCAGCTGGAGGCGCAGGTCAAAGTCATTGAGCAGGGTCTGACCGGCATCCAGCAGGCGCCGTACTTCCACCTCGGGCGGTTTGGCGACTACTTTGTGGGGTTCAAGGTGAAGCTCGCCAGGGGTGGTACGGCCGACCCGACGGCAATGCGGGCGATTTCTGAAGCGCTTGGCAAGGATTTTCCAGATGTCGTGCTGCGGGCAGACGCAACGGACCCGACGGTGTACGCGCGGTTTGAGTCGGTAGACACTGCCCAGAAGTTCAAGGATGCGCTGTCCCGGCTGCAGGCGCAGGGCTTTATTGAGCCCGGCGACAACAGGAACGGGTATTTCTCCGGTGTGAAGTCGCAAGCGAACAGCCTCCCTGTTGGGCCGAAGTGGCTTAACGACGCGATCGAGAGCATCAGCACTGCTGACTACGGGGCTGACGAGGCAGGGCAAAAGGTTGTGGCGCAGCTGATCGCCGACCTGCGTACGGCCTACCTTGACTCGCTGCCGAACCTGTCCTCCGCCAAAGTGCTTGCTCATCGGAAGGGCCGGCAGGGGTATAGCGCGGACATGATCCGGAGCTACGCTCACCGTACGTGGGTGGCGTCAAGCCACATCGCCGGGCTGGCAGTTGAGCCGCAGCGCCGGGCGTCCATGCAGCAGATCGAGGCGACCTTGCGCGAGCTGCAGAGCACAGACATCTCGGTGGACGAGCAGAACAAGCTGCGCATCATCGCCGACGAGTTCAAGGTGCGCGACGCCGAGAACGTCAGCGCCATCCAGACGCCTGCGTTGAGTATGCTCCGGTCGCTCGGGCATACGTTTTTCCTGGGGCTGTCCCCTGCGTACGTGCTCTCTCAGGTGACGCAGATCGGCGCGTTGGCGTGGCCGGAGTTCACCAAGAGGCACGGCGCTGTCAAGTCGTTCAACGCCCTTACCCGTGCCACCCCGGCCGCGTTCAAGGTTGTACAGGCGGCGTTCCGTGAGGGGCTGCAGGCGCGTGGGATCAAGGGCGCGGCTGATATGGTCATTACCGCAGATACGCTGCGGGCGGCAGGGCTCCCCCCCGACGTGGCCACGTACATCATTGAGGTGATGGGCACCGGCAAGCTGGACATCGGCAACGCCACCCGCGAGATCGCACGTGTTGCGCAGGGAGAAATCAGCGGACCCAACAGCGCAAAGATCAATGAGGTGCTGCGGGTTGCCACGATCACAAGCTACGCGTCCGAGATTTTCACCCGTACGGTTGTGGCACTGGCGGCGCGAGACCTGAACGGTGTGGAGGGGGCAGTGCCCTACGCCGCGCAGGTGCTTGACCAGGCGATGCTCAACTACAACCAGAACAACATTGGCCGCGCTACAGGCAAGACCGGCATCTTCGGCCCGGTTACGCCGGCCGTGTTCCAGTTCCACCAGTACCAGTTTCAGGTGCTTGAGAAGCTGTACCGCGAGGTGTACCGCGCGACAGGCATCGGGCGCAATGTGACGCCTGAGCAGACTGCCGAGGCTCGGAGGTTCCTGAAGTCCCACGCTACGGCGATGACCGTGTTGGCCGGCACCATGGGGCTACCGTTCATGACGGTTGCTGCCCGACTGACCGACGCCTTGTGCGAGCTGTTCAGTGACCAGCCGTGCGACTCCCAGGCGTCCCTGCGCAACTTCACAACAGACGTGCTGGGACCTGATCTGGAGCCGATCGTCTCCCGCGGTGTGCTGCGCGCCGTAGGTGGTGACATGGTTGGACGCATCGGCGAGCAAGACTTGCTGCCAGGCAGTAACTTCTTGGCCGACCGGCGGACGCTGGCGGAGAAGCTGAAGCATCCGACGATTTCTGTTTCCGGCGCCAGCGGCAGCATGCTCGCCAGTCTTGTTGAAGGTGCGCAGCTGATGGCGGACGGTGACTGGCTGGGCGGTGCGCAGCGCGCCCTACCCCTGGCGATCCAGGGGCCGATCAAGGCATACAGTCTTGCGACGCAGGGGTTCACTGACAAGAACAAGAACACCCTGCCGATGACGCCACATGCGACAGAAATTCTCGGGCAGCTGCTGGGCATCCAGCCTGGCCAGAAGGCAGATTATTCCCAGGCGGCGCGGTCGCAATCCCAGCGGACTGCTATACTCACGCGCGAGCTGTCACTCATTCGCAGGAATTTGGCGACGGCAGTTGAGCGGCAAGACCGCGAGATGATGCTCACGTGGGGGCGCAGAGCTATGCAGTTCCAGCAGGCAAACCCCGGTATTGACATCATGCAGGGCGTCAGCAGCTCGCTGCAGCAGCGTGCGCGTGCCCGCGCCTTGGGCGAGTACGGCATTCTTCCCGGAGCAAACCCGCGGGACATTGGTGTGCAGGGGAGCACGCGGTTTTTCCAGCCTGGAGCGCGGTAATGCCGGCGGCGCCAGCAGAAGTCGCATGGACCATCCGGCAGGGGCGGACATTCAAGTATGTCGTTCGGCCGGAGAAGCTGCCGCTTGTTTACAAGCCCATTACGGCGATCCCTCAGTCATCGCCAGCGACCCTCACTGTCCCCAGCCATGGCCTTGTGGCTGATTGGCATGTCGCGGTGACGAATGTTGTAGGTATGACGCAGATTAACGCTACAGCAAATGCACTGCGGGCATCGGACTTTCGACCTGTTACAGTAGTTGACGAGAACACCATAGCGATCAACTCCATAGATGCTGCAGGGTTCTCCTCGTATGTATCTGGCGGTAATATCGTGTATTACACCCCTGTAGTGCTTGCAGGGGCGGTAGCTCGACTCGATCTGCGAGACAAGATCGGAGGGGCGCTGTTGTACCAGATGTCCACTGTGCTAGGAAACATAGTTCTAGACGATACCGCGCACACGGTGGCACTTCAGATTCCTGCTGTAGATTCCGCGGCGTTTGAGTTTCTGTCTGCTGTGGGGGATTTGGAGCTAGAGTATTCGGACGCAACTGTAGATGCGCTATTGCGCATCGAGGCCACGGTCGAGCAAGAGGTGACCACGAGTGAATAGAATTTTTGACAAAGCAGTACGCTATTTGCTGATCGGCGCCGTCGCCGCGGTGGCCATCCTGGCGTTCAATGTCTGGACCCTGCGCGGCAGCCTGGATGCTGCCCGAAAAGACCTTGCCGACGCCAATGCGAAAGTCGCCCTCATGCAGGGCGAGGTCGCGACATGCAAGGGCACGATCATCAACCAGAACGAGCAGATTCAGGCGTACAAGCTACAAGCGGAGGCGGCTGGCAAAGCAGCTGACGAAGCCGCCCGCACAGCATTGAAGCGGCCCAGAAAGAAACTCGAAGGGCATGGTCCAGAGGCAATGAACAAATGGTTGTCAGGCTTACAGTAAGTGCGGCGGCCCTGCTTCTATCGGGCTGCGCCGCACAGGCGCCGGTGGTCCGCACCGAGTATCAGCGCGTTGAGGTGCCGATCAGTGTCCGCGCTGTTGCACCGCAAGCACTACTGGCCCCAATACCAGTGCCGCCCGAGCTGAAATTTGTGTCACCCGACGACCCGCGCGCATCGTCGGCGTTGACTGTAGAGGGCGAGGCCGCGCTGACCGAGTTGGTGAATGAGTATGTTGCGAGGATCGCAGCATGGAACGCTTGGGCTGCGCCGGAGGCAAAACCTTGACAACCGCCGGCCTGGCACAGGCCGTAACTGATTGACGTGCTAGCCGCGACACGCTGAAACCGCGGCAAAACTGAAAGGAGTTCTACCATGACCAAGCGAGTACGAATTGAGAACGCCGACACCTCCGATTACAAGGTTTTGGTGCAGGTGTGGGACAAGGGCCAAAACGGAGAGCCGGACGTGATGGCCTTCGAACGAGAGCTACCGTACCCGACGAACATGACGGGTGACGAAGTGTATCTGACAAGCACCCGCTACATCGTGGTGAAGGAGGCGTAAGGCATCCTATGGTCCGCGCCCTGATCTGCTGGGCCTTCGGCCACAAGCCGCTGGTGTTGCACCGGAGCGACTGGACCGTGCGATGCCCGCGCTGCCGGCGCAGTGTGTGGCAGTTGAAGCGTTGATTTCTAACTGAGAGGAAATGACCATGAGCGACCAAGCAATCGAGAAGGAGATTCTGGAAAAGGGCCTTACCGCGCCGCGCGTTACGCCGCAGCGCATCGAGGACGTGATCGTCAGCGAGCACTACTTCACGGCCGCCGATGGGCGCGCTGGTGCGATCGCCGCCGAGACCTACGAAGGGCGCGAGTCGCCGTCCACGGACGATCGTGACATTGAGCCATTGAGGCTGCTGACATTCTGCGTCCTGATCCTGCGCAACGGCTTCACCGTCACCGGTGAAAGCGCCTGCGCCAGCCCTGAGAACTTCAACGCGGAACTGGGACGCAAGATCGCTCGCGGGCACGCACAGGCAAAAATCTGGGCGCTGGAAGGCTACGCGCTTCGGGAGCGGCTGGCGTGCCAGGACCATCCCTTCCCGGAGAGCACCATGCTTTGATTTCTGCCCCTCGTTTATTCTGGAGAATGAAGTTGACACAGGACGAAGCACTTCAAGCAATTCAGACGCACGGCAGCATAAGCGCAGCCGCCAGGGCGTTACACATTAGCCGCGAGACCGTGCGACGGCGGGCGAAAGGCGAGGGGTGTTCTGCCTCCCCGGAAGGCGCGTCCCTTGAGAGGGCCGCTCCCACGAGCATCGGCCGAACGTTGAACGACTTCAGGGCCACCCACGACAAGGCGTACATCGTGCCGACCAAGATCACCGAAGCGCTCGCCAAGCTGGGCGACTCGTGGCTGTACGAAGCAGAGTTCATCAAGGCATGCGGGCTGACCCCGCCTGACGTGTCGGCCTTCCGCGACCAGTTCGCGGACTACATCGTTGAGGTACGCCAGGATGGACGGCGCCGGACGGTGTGGGCAGGGACCAAGAAGTTCGCTGACCAGTTACGGGGGATGACCCGATGACCGGCGGGCGGGGCGCGGGTGAGTTCAAGTCCGCTCATGCGCCGGACGATGACGTTCGCTTCCTTCGGGCCGAGATCAAGGACCTGGAGCGCAGGCTCAAGGCCGCACGTCTTGAAACAGGCGAGCAGCAAGTTCTGAATCTGTCCCTGGTCGAGGCCATCAAGGCGGCCGAGCCGGTCAAGATGGTGTACAAGCGGCCAAGCAAGCAAGCCGGCTCACCGGTCACGCATGTGCTGCAACTGACCGACCTGCACGAAGGCGAGGTCACGCACAAGGATGAGGTGGACGGCTTCGGGGAGTTCAACCCGGACATTTTCACGCGCCGACTTGAGCAGCTTGCCGAGCGCGTCGTCAACGTGACGCAGGTTCTGCGCAACGGGTACACCATCCCGCACCTGCATATTCTCGGGACAGGCGACTACATCAGCGGCGACATCCACGAGGAGTTGAAAGTCACCAACGCATACCCGGCGCCGGTACAGGCAGTGCAGGCTGGGTACAAGATCGGGGCGATGGTGCAGTCGATGGCGCCGCACTTCGGGCATGTGACCTTCGACATGATTACGCTCGACAACCACGGACGCATGACGAAGAAGAACCAGGCGGCCGAAGGCGGCCTGAATAATTGGGGGTACGTGGTCGCCCACATCGTCAAGCAGTACCTGTCGCGCCAGTCGAACGTCGAGGTTAACATCCACGCCAAGGCGAGCGCGCTGGTCGGGATCGGATCAGAGAAATACCTGCTGTTCCACGGCCACCAGATCAAGGGCTGGGCTGGCCTTCCGTATTACGGGTTCGACCGGCGCGTGGCCCTGGAGGCGGTGAAGCGCATGGGCTTCCCTGAGACTTCGTTCACCAAGCTGCTGTGCGGGCATTTCCACACCGCGTTCGACGGCCTGCACTGGATGATCGGCGGCAGCCTGTCAGGCACCAACGCCTTCGACCATGCGTGCGGGCGGCACGCTCAGGCACATCAAACCTCGTGGCTGGTGCATCCAACGCACGGGCAGTTCAACTTTACAAGATGGTGGCTGGACTGATGACCGAGCATGAAAGCCAAGAGCACCTGGCGCAGTGCGCCGCAGATCGGGCGGTGGACCGTGTGTTCAAGCTGCTGTTCGGGGTAGACCTTGACGACCAGGCGCAGATCAACGAGTTCCGCACGGACATGCAGCATATCCGTAAGCTGCGGAGGCTGTCAGACAAGATCGGGGCGACCACGGTGGCCGTATTTGTGGCGGCACTGGTGACGGGGGTCATCGGTGTGTTGTGGAGCGGGGTGCTTCGGATCGTACGAGGGCATACGGGATGATAGACAAACTGCGGCAGTGCCGCCTTTGGATCATGTGGGTCGCCGCCGCGGCGGTAGTTGCCTGGTACTACCTGACTGACCCTGACGGCGGGGCTGAGACCGTCGCCCGGCTGCAATGGCTGTCATGGCTGGTGGTTCTGGCCGGGCCGGTGTACTTACTACGCCGGGCGTTGATGGACGGCGCGCGCAGCAACAAGGCATACCTCAAGGCGCTTGAGCATCCCATCGGTGCCGGGCTGGCGTTTCTGGGCCTGTGTCTTCTGACCGGCCTGCTGTTTTTGGCGTTCGCCGGGCGCGCGCAGGCGCAGCCCCCGGACGCCGCGTTGCCGTATCTGCCCGTACTGGCGCAGGAGGCCGACACGCATTGGCCCGGCATGTCGCCGCGATCCGTCCTAGCCGCGCAGGTCGAGCAGGAAACGTGCCCCAGCCTGACGCACCGCAAGTGCTGGAACCCAAAAGCCGAGTTGAAAACGTCGCGAGAAATGGGTTTCGGCCTGGGGCAGATCACCGTCACCAAGCGGTTCGACAACTTCGCCGCCGCCCGCGATTTGCACCCGAGCCTGCGCGACTGGCAGTGGGCCGACCGCTACGACGCCGCCCGTCAATTACGCACGATGGTGCTGATGGACCGCAACGCCTACCGCAGACTGAGTACGGTGGACGATCACTGGCAGCGGCTGGCCATGATGTTGTCCGCCTACAACGGGGGCGAGTCTGGCGTGCAGGCAGACCGGCGCTTGTGTGCCACCATTGATGGCTGCGACCCGGACAAATGGTTCGGTCACGTCGAGCTGCACAGCCTTAAGAGCAAGGCCAAGCCGCGCGAGTACGGGCAGAGTTTCTACGACATCAACCGCGGCTACGTGCGCAACGTGCTCTACGTGCGCCGCGGCCGGTATACGGCGTGGTTCGGCGAGGCTTAGGGTATACTCTCACCATCACCTGCAGGAGTGAGCTATGTCAGCTGGACAATTTCCTATTGCTGCCGGCGCCATGGTAGGCCCGTTGTACCTTTCTGAAAACGGCAGCGGCATCACGGCCATCCCCGTATCCGGTGGCACCATGCGCGTGTTCAAGAGCACGTCGCCGGTTGCGGCGATCCAGGCCGACATCGCCGACGGCTCCTTGTCCTACACAAACCTGATCGCCGGTACGCAGCCGACACTCAGCGAGTGGATGCTGTGGGCGCCCGGACCTGTTACGGCGACCACAAACCAGGGGCCGATCGAGTCTGCCGGTGACGTGGCTGTAGTCGCTACTGCTACCACTCAGGCGGGCATTCTGGAGGTAGCAGGCTGATGGCTATCGAGACTCGCAGCCCGCGACTACCAACTCTATCAAGCCCCGGCGCAATCGGCGGCACAACGCCCAACACGATCACCGGCACCATCATCACAGCCACGAATCAGTTTCTGGCGCCTGATGGCACAAATGCGGCGCCGGCATACAGCTTTGCTGGCCGACCGGGCATGGGTATCTATCGCGATGGCGATCAGATACTCATAAGAGGTGGACAGAGTATCGACACAGACCTCTATACGTTTGGTGCTTTTGGTATTGCTGGCATGCTTGGTGTTGGGGATGGCCTTGTTGTTGGAGGGGCCACCGGTTTCACGCTAGCAGCAGAAGTTGATGGCCTCCATATGGCGGACTGGCTTAATATAGCGTGGTTCAGCACAGACAACCTTGCAACGGGGTCTGCTGATTTAGAGTTAAACCGGGAGGGGCCTGGTATTCTGGCGCAAGGCCGACGGGATGATTCAGCAGGCTCAGACGGAAACGTATTCCGCATATATAAGCTGAAAAACATATTCTCAGGCGCCTATGAGCGCCTTAAGGTCGGCACAGAAGGCACCCAATTTGTAGTCGCCCCAGAAGCTGGTGGCACAGGCGTGCTGCGTGGCCTGCGCCTTGGCGTGGCCGGAGGACAGGTAGGATTCTATGACGCCACTCCAGTAGCCCGTGCAGCGGCCATCGCATCCCCTACAGCGCCCAGTGCAACATATGTTCAGGCTGAAGCACAAAGCATGAAAACTGCTGTGGATGCAATTCGCAATGCGCTCAAAAACATCGGCATCACGCTTTAAGGACTCAGCCATGACCAACGAACAAGACATCCGCCATCGCACCATCCATGCCGAGCTGTCCGCTCAGCGTAATAGCTGCGCCGACATGGCCGCGCAATTGGCCGGCGAACTGGCCGTGTGGAATGCGCGGTGGGCCGACATCGAGACGATCAAGGCGCGGCTTACCGAGCTTGAGCCGCCGATCAGCAAAACGGAGTGACACATGGGCGCACTGACCGGAATCGCCATCGCCGTTCTGGGCGGCATCCGCTGGCTGCTGCTGGCCGTGGGAGCTGGCGCCGTGTGGCTGGCCGCCAAAGCCAGGACCACCGCCGAGCGGCTGCGCCCATGATCTGGCCGCTGGTCGTCCTGCTGGTGATCGCCTGCCTGTGGCTGTTGGGCTGGGCCATCTGCCGCATGGCCGCCCGGCAGGATGCCGACGAGGCGCACCGCAACCTGGCGCGGCTGTTGGCGGAGCAGGCCGATGACCGGCTGTACCAAGCCAGAATTCGCTGTGCCGCTGAATCGCGTGCATACGGAACTGGCCGGCAAGACGATCACCCGTGCGTATATCCGCAAGGATGGCGCGCTGGACCTGATAGCAGATGGGCAGGTGGTGAGGCTGTGATGGATGCCGTCACCTAAGATTTCTCTGGAGGAAATGACTTATGGCTCTCTTGGTACCGAACAACGGTGAAGGCGACGCGCTTGCAGCGATCGTCGGGAAAGCTGCAGCGGAGAATCTTGTGCTGCGGCTGTATACAAATGACATAACCCCAGCTGAGACTGACACGGCCGCCTCCTACACTGAGGCGACGTTCACCGGGTACGCAGCGATCACGCTGACGGCGGCAAACTGGACAGTCACCGAAGGCGCACCATCGAACGCCAGCTACGCACAGCAGACGTTCACGTCCAGTGCTGACCAGACACCGCAGAGTGTGTATGGCTACTACTTCACCCGTGTAACCTCTGGGCGTATTGCCTGGGCTGAGCGGTCCCCGGCTGGCCCGTATGTGATCGCCAACAACGGTGACAACATCAAGGTTACTCCAGTTCTGACACTGGATTAAGTAGGAGTAACCGACACATGTACGGACGCTACGTCTACACCGCCGCCGCGACGCTGAACAACGTCATCGACGACATTGCCGCCATCCTGACCGGGCAAACCAACTCGTCCCTACTGGCCGCCGCCGTCATCCCGGACACCGAACTGGACGGGACCATTCCAACCACCTGGTCGGTATACGACAACGCCACGGGCAGCGATAACCCGCGCGTCATCCTGCGGTCGGCAATCAGCGACGCGGGGAGCAAGTACAAATTTATAGGGCTAGGCTCTAACGCCGGCTCCCTTGTCGTGTACAGCTACGAGGACTGGAATACCTCCACCAACACAGGCACCAACGCGGTCAGCGTGACATGGGCAATGGGCATCGGCTCATCCAAGCAGATCACGCTGCACGCCAATAGCAAGGCGGCCTATGTGTCGCGCCCGGCGGTGGACGAGACAACGGCGATTGCTGGGGCCGTGGTGACGGAGTTTGATCGGTGGGACATTTGGAGAACTACTGGCGCGGCATACCCAGACGCGGTGCTGTGTTATGCGGGTAGCGGGTGGGGGACAGGCACCACCAACGGGGCGCCGACCGGAACTTCTGGTGCATATGTAGCCGCTGATCGGTGCAAGGCCATACGGGTCAAGAATGGAAATGCTGCGGGTGATCTTACAGCCCAGTCGAGTAACTGGGCTCCGGTACACATGGCTGCCAGTATCCACAACGCCGGCACCCCCCCTTCCTTCCCAGCCCCTAGAGTCCGATCTGCTGACGAGACTGTGTACCACCCAACATCTCCGATGATAGTTGGCTCATGGGGCAATGGATTCCTTGGAGGCATGATGTCGCCCTACGCGGATGTTTACTGGTCCACACGCAACGTAGGTAACAATTTCGTCGAGATGGTCGTTGACTCAAAAACCTATGTCGTCAACATCATCGACGCCAACAGCGTCCTGCTGATCCGCAAAAACTGATGGCCGATCTGTATTTCCTGCCGAGTGGCGTCCCGCCACCGTCCCGCAGCTTTGACTACTCGCCCTCAACGCAGCACGTCAAGGCAGGAAATTTCTCTGTCCCGCCACCGTCCCGCAGCTTTGACTACTCGCCCTCAACGCAGCACGTCAAGGCCGCGCCGGTAGTTAATCTGGCCGTGGTGCTGGGGGCGCCGGGCGGGTTGGCGTTGTTGCAGGCGGCTCCAACATCTACCAGCTACACGTACACCGCAGCTGGCGGCCTCCAGACAGGTGGCACAGCGCCGCACCAGATCGGCATTGTTTATGCTGCGGCAGGCGGCGTACAGATTGGCGGTGCCGGAGCGATCCAGGCGAGTGTTGCGTACACTGCTGCCGGTGGGGTACAAACTGGCGGCACGGCAGGCGTTAGCTTTGGCGCATCTACAAGTTACACATACACCGCAACCGGCGGCGTCCAGACTGGCGGCACGGCGGGCGTGTTGTTCGGTACTACCTATCCAGCACAGGGCGGCATCCAGACAGGCGGTGCGGCGGGCGTTAGCTTTGGCGCATCTACAAGTTACACGTACACCGCAGTTGGAGGCATCCAGACTGGCGGCACAGCATCTGTAGCATTTCAGGCAGTAGGGCAGTTTGCCGCCAATGCCCCGAGCATTCGTGTCCAGCTCGAAACACCTGACATCCGCGTTCAGGTTGCCACCTCCGCCACGCGCGTCCAACTCCGCACACCTGGCATCCGCGTCCAGATACCGGACAATGGCATTCGTGTCCAACTTCAGCAGGCCGCATGATGGCTAAACGTATCCCTACAGCGCAGCAGACCGAGACGACTGTTGCGTTCGGACCGTGGCCCAAGGGCATGAACAACCGCCAGCCTGACTACGCCCTGCCGGACGGCACGCTGCGCAACCTTGTCAACGGCGACATCACTGTCTCCGGGCATCTCGGCCGGCGTGCCGGGTATACCAAAGTGGTCGGTGGGCTGGGGCTGCGTGGCGGGTTCAGCTGCCCGATCGGCACATACTTCATCCGGAACAATGAGCTGTGTGTGTTCGGCGCGGACGAGTCAGTCACCGTGCTGGACACCGGGATCGTCGGCCCGACGCCCACGTATGCGTACTTCGACGGCGTGGTGTATTTCAGTGACGGCCTGGTGACGCGCAAGCTCAGCGCGACCGCATCTTCGCCGTGGGGTGTGCCGACTCCTGCCGCGCCAACTGTCAACATCGTTGCCGGCTCGATGCCTCTGGGGACATACCTCGTGGCTATCACGGCGATCGGGGCTGACGGTGTTGAGTCTGGCGCAAGTGATCTGGTGTCCATCGTCAACCCCGCCGACAGTGGCGGGCTGCAGGTGGTGGGACTGCCGACAGCATCCGATGCAAACATCTATGTCAGCAGCCCGAACGGCGAGATGCTGTACCTGGCCGGCACGGCGACTGCAGGAGCAACCTCGTACAGTGTGACGGCGGCCGTGCTTGGCACCGGCGCCCCCCTGACCACCCATCAGATCATCCCTCCGCCGCCGGGGCGCATCGTCCGGGAGTACAATGGGCGCATTTACATCGCTGCCGGGAATGTCCTGTGGGTGACCGAGCCGTACGCTACGTCCTGGGTGCACGTCATCCGCGGCGTCATCATGCAGCCGGCGGACATTACGGTCGTCGAGGCCGGGTCGTCCGGGCTGTGGGTCGTCTCGGACAAGACGTACTTCTTCAGAGGCTCCGGGCCGGAAGACTTCCAGATTTCGCAGGCGCTGGAGTACGGGGCGGTCTTCGGCACTGGCGCCAGAATTCCCTACGCGAACGAGGTCACGTGGTATAGTGCCAAGGGCCTTGTCGTGGCATCAGGAGACGGTCAAGTGAAGAACGTGCAGGAGGATAACGTCGCCCCGCATACCGGCACGGCAGGCGCCACACTCATCCGTGAGCAGGACGGCAGCCGTCAGGCGGTGGTCAGTGTGCAGGAGGCCCAGCTGTCTCCCCTGGCAGCATCGACATTTTTCCAGATGGAAGTGGTTCGCAAAGCCGGAGGGCACAAACCATGATTGATGTGATGCGCGCAGGGTTTGTGTATACCTTTCAAGGTATCGACCGTGCCGGCAAGATCAAGTGGGAGTGGACAGAGCATAACATCCTGCCTGACGAGGGACGAGATTACCTACTGAATGCTGGGTTGCTGGCCGGCAGTCAGTTCGGCTCGTGGTACATCAGTATCTACAGCGGGAGCTACACCCCGCAGAGCACCGACACCGCAGCGAATTACGCCTCGCGCGCCACCGAAATCACCTCCGGGTACAGCGAGACCAGCCGTGTTCTGCTGGTGCCCGACGCCCTGAGTGGCGGCACGTATGCAAACGTCGGATCGCCTGCAGTGTTTACCTTCACCGGACCTGTTACGGTGCGGGGTGGCGGCATTCACAGTGCGGCAGGCAAGGGCAGCACTACCGGCGTCCTGTTGTCGATCGTGGCGGCCCCGTCGCCCAAGTTCTTCGACACCGGTGAACAGCTGAAAGTCATCTCCGGCCTCACTCTAACTTCTGCTTGAGGGTAGACCATGCCAATTTCCACCTATGCAGGTAACCTGGTCCTTGACTGGCTGCTATCTACCGCTACGGCGACGCGGCCTACCGCGTGGTATCTCTCGCTGCATACCGCAGACCCTGGGCTGACAGGCGCCAACGAGGTCGTCGTAGGCACCGACGCAGATTATGTCCGCAAGGCCATGACCTTTGCCGCTGCCGCCACCCTGGCCAAAGCCTCGAACGCCTCGGCCACCTGGACTGCAGACGCCGCTGCGACGACCTACGTCGTGACCCACATCGGCATCTGGGACGCCGCCACGGCAGGGAATTTCCTGGCGAGTGGGCAGCTGGCTGTGGCCGAGACGGTGGTTGCGAGCGGAACTTTGAACCTGGCGAGTGGCCGTGCCATCGCCGCTATCTCTTGAGGTGTAGCCATGGCGATCAAACTCAGCTCCGGCCTGCGGAACCACATGCTGGTCACAGGGAGCTTCAAGGCCGGCCTGGATGGTGGCGTGATGCGCATCTATGGCGGGACCGTCCCGGCTGCCGCGGATGACGCGCTTGGCGGTGCGACGCTGTTGTGCACTATCTCACTGGATGCGACAGGTACCGGCATCACGTTCGAGAGCACCGTCACCTCGGGCATTCTGGTCAAGAAAGCGGCGGAAATCTGGCGCGGACAGATTGCCACGTCGGGCACGGCGACCTTCTTCCGGTTCGTTCCGATCGCGGATGACGGGACGGCCAGCACCACCGCCAAGCGCATCCAAGGCACAGTCAATGTGGTCGGGGCGGACCTCAACTTCAGCAGCGTCGCCTTCGTTGCTCCGAACTACAAGATCATCGACTCGCTGAACGTAACTATCCCGCTGGCGTAAGTGAGCGCCTGAGTATGTTTGTTGCGCTTGCGACTAGCTCTGCCACCGGCGTAACCAGCCTCGACGGCGTTACGTGGACTCAGCAGACACTGCCGATAAGTTCTAATTGGCAAAGCATAGCTCACAACGGGGATGTGTTTTGCGCGATAGGGAGTGGAGACGTTGCCGCCACCAGCCCTGACGGCGTTACGTGGACGCAGCGAACACTGCCTTCAAGCGCGAGTTGGCGGGACATAACTTGGAACGGGAGTGTGTTCTGCACTCTTGCGTCTACGTCCACCAAGGCGGCCACCAGCCCTGACGGCATTACGTGGACGCCGCAGACACTACCTGTAAGTACGGGGTGGCGAAGCATAGCTTGGAACGGGAGTGTGTTTTGCGCGTTAGCAACCAGCACCATCGCCGCGATCAGTGTTGATGGGGCCGCATGGGCGCAGCAGACGCTCCCTGTAAGCGGGACTTGGCTGGATATAGCGTGGAACGGGAGCGTGTTCTGCGCCTGTGCTCAGAATTCCAGCATCGCCATTACCAGCCCTGACGGCATTACGTGGACACAACAGACACTGCCGGTAAGCGCGAACTGGCAAAACATAGCGTGGAACGGGAGTGTGTTCTGCGCAATATCCTCCACAACCATTGCCGCCACCAGCCCTGATGGGGGTACATGGACGCAGCGAACACTGCCTACAGGGACGAACTGGCGGGGCGCAGCTTGGAATGGTGAGGTGTTCGCTACAGTCTTGTCTGGGTCTACCATGGCGGCTACCAGCCCTGATGGCGCCACGTGGACACAGCAGACGCTACCTGTAAGTGCGAGTTGGTTTGCACTTGGGGTAAAGACCGGGCTTACTCCCTTCTGGAAAAACTACCGCCGGTGTGTTGAGACGTGACCACACTGATAAAGCCGCTGATCTACACGGTTACTACGGAGGTAGTTTCTGGGGGGCCGCCATACCTTGGCACGTCGTACGAGCCCTACTCCGCACCGCGCGAATACAGCCAAGAGATTGAGACGTATGGGTTGGACGGGGCCGTTACCGGGGCGGTCACGATCTACCGGACGCCGGAAACTTCTGGAGGTAACGGCATCAACAGCTACTCCCTGACGACGACCACGATCAACACGATCTACGATCGTCAGTGGAACAGTGCAGCAGACAGCATCGCCGACATCCCGGCCGGGAGTTACATCGAAGCGAAGGTGACCCCTGCCAGTTACGCGGTGTTCCTCGGCATCGACCGGGCTGCAGTTGGCTCGACCCTACCCTCGGCGTACCGCTACGGCCTCATGGTCGATTCGGCAGGTATCCGCATTTTTGAGTCAGGCGTGCAGGGGGCGCTGCTGTCTGCGACGAACCTGACGACGACCACGCTGCGCATCATCCGCTCTGAGACAGGGCAGGTGTACTACCAGGTCAGCGGCGGAAGCTGGGTGGCCAGCACGCAGCCGCCGATCCATCCCAGCACCACGGTTGAAGGGTACGCGCTGCTGTACTCCTCGTTGGACCAAGTGACCAACGCCAGTGTCGGGGCCTTCGCAAAGGCAGAGATTTCGGTACCGTTCCTGATTGGCACTGACTTCACGGTCCGTGCCGACCCGCGGGTAGTGTTCGACACAGCGACGACGTTCTCGTTTGGGTTCGACCCGGCCGTCATCTTCCCTGTCGCCACTACCCTCACGTTTGACCCGGACATTGTGCCGTCTGCCGATGTCACGTTCGACCTCGGGCTAGAGCTGGACATTCAGCCAACGAGTGGAGGGCGCGGCGCATGGACCCTGCCGACACCGCAGATGCTCGGCGGGGACTACGCTTTCCCCGGCACAGGGACATGGACGCTGCCACTGCCCACATGGACGGGTTACGAGCAGGTGTATGTGCCGGCTGCGCCAGATGAGGGGTTCTGGATCGTACCCAAGCCCGCCGTCTGGGGCATCGGCCTTGACGAGGACCATGGCGCCGGCACCGCCACACTGCCAAAACCTGCGGCGCTTGGTGCCGAGTCTGGCGTGGTGTACGGCCAGGGCACATGGGTACTGCCGGTGCAGGTCGCCATGACGAGCTTCCCTCCATGGTGGGCGGAGGACACACTGGTTCTGGCGACATGGGCGAGCGGCGCCCAGACTCTCAGCATGCAGCGCGAGATCGTGCTCGTCCTGTACAGCACAGGGGAGATCGCCGACACCCTGACCCTGACCAAGCTGCAGCTCCTGTCGCTGCTGACATCCTTGTCAGGATCGTCCTCGATCACGCTGCAGGGCATCTACCAGCTGGGGCTGCTGAGCGAGCTGACCGGCAGCACACCTGTCAGCATGCAGTCGCCCACTGGAGCCGAAGTTCTGACGGACGCCGCGGTGTGGGTCGTCAACCTGGACACGGCCGCCTCGTGGCAGTACGAGAACTACGGGTTCAACAGCTTCTTCGAGCACCACGGGGCGTACTACGGTGTAGCCAACGACGGCATCTACCGGCTGGACGGCGACACCGACCACGGGGCGCAGATCGACGCGCTGGCGGCCTTCGTCCGCACGACACTGGGCGTGCCCGGCCTCAAGACGCTGCCGTCTGTCTACATTGGTGCCGCGTCGGACGGAGCCTTGATCGTACGCACAGATGTGGGCGGCGTCGTGCGATACTACCGGGCACGGACATCCAGCCCTGACATGCAGCAGCACCGCGTTGACCTCGGCCGCGGGCCGCGCGGCACGCACTGGGAGCTGGAGTTGCTGAACCAGAACGGCGACGATTTCGACATTGCCGACGTGACGTTGCTGCCTGTTGTGCTCGACCGGAGGGTCTGACGTATGGCATCCCCTGAGTCTGTAGTCAACGATGTCATCGCCAGAGCCTCCTCGTTCGCCGGGCTGTACTCGGCTTCTGCCGATCTTGCGGCGTGGCGGGCAGTGACGGCGGCAGATGGGGTGTTTGTCCCAGGGGGGCTGCTCCCAAAAGCCAGCGACGAGAGCGCGCGACAGAGCTCCGCCGCGTACGTCCCGCTGGACTACGACATGACGGCCATCGAGCCGCCTGTGCCGGAGATTGAAGACTCCATCCTAACGTTTGAAGGGCAGCGTGACTTCCTCATCCGGTACATGGAGGACGCGCTGACCAAGTTCTTCACGGCGTACTACCCGCTGAACGAAGACGCCTACGACGAAGCCACCGCCAAGCTGGTGGACATGATTACCAACGGCGGCACAGGGATCAACCCAGATGTCGAGAACCAGATATGGCAGCGTGACCGCGATCGGGTGATCGCTGACGGCATGCGCCTGGATTCGCAGACCCTGATCCAGTTCTCGCAGCGCGGGTACTCGCTTCCTGCAGGTGTGATGCTTGGGCAGCTCCAGGCCAACCGCACGGACCAGCTCACCAAGCTGCAGGCACAGTCGCGCGACGTGGCCATCAAGCAGTTTGAGACCGAGATCGAGAACCTACGCTTCGCCATTACGACGGCGACTGACCTGCGCATCAAGGCGCTCGCGGCGGCTTCGGACTACATCCGCGCCCTGACATCTTCGTTCGACACGGTGCAGCGGATCGTCAACCTCAAGTCTGAGGCCAAGGCGAGGCTGATGTCCGCCACCGCGGACCTGTACCGGGCACGGCTGACCCGCGACGAGATCGCCATGCGGGTACCGTTCACTGTTGCTGACAGCACCATCAGGGTCAGCGGCATGAACCTCGACGCCTACTACAAGGGTATCGACGCCAAGGTGCGCGCGGCGGGCGCAGCTGCAGATGTGTACGGTCGGATCGCCCAGGCCGCGCTGACGGGACTGATCGGCATCGGCGCCACGACGATTTCTTCGAGCGCCTGAGCATGTTTGTTGCTGTCGCGTTCAACTCCAACATCGCCGCCACCAGCCCGGATGGTGTCACGTGGACGCAATGGCCGTTACCTGCGACTGCGCGATGGACAGATATTGAGTGGAGTGGCGCCGTATTCTGTGCTGTGGCGTCGAATGGCACTATCGCCGCTACCAGTCCTGATGGGGCGGTGTGGACGCAACGGGCACTACCCGTAAGCAAAGCGTGGAACAGTATTGTGTGGAACGGCAGTGTATTCTGCGCGATTGGAACCAACTCGAATACCGCGACCACCAGCCCAGACGGTATCACGTGGACGCAGCACGATACGCTACCGACGAGCTTAGGGTGGGAGGGGATGGCGTGGAACGGCAGTGTATTTTGTGTGGTTGGGACCAATTCAAACATCGCCGCCACCAGCCCTGATGGCGTTACGTGGACACAGCGCACACTGCCCAATGCTGCGTGGCTGGATGTAGCGTGGAATGGTAGCGCATTCTGCGCGATAGCCAACGGCACTATCGCCGCCACCAGCCCTGATGGTGTTACGTGGACACAGCGCACACTACCAGCGAATGAGAGTTGGTCGGACATTGCGTGGAATGGGAGCGTGTTTTGTGTGACCGCCGCGTTCTCGAATGTTGCTGCTACCAGCCCTGACGGCATCACGTGGACACTTCGCACCCTCCCCGCCGACATCAACTGGTGGGATGTAGCCTGGGACGGAGATGCTTTTTGCACAATAGCTCGCAGTTCTACCATCGCCGCCACTAGCCCTGACGGCATCACGTGGACCCAACGTACACTACCTGCAAGTACACTCTGGGAGGCGGTTATAGGCCGCCCCTCCTTCACCCCCTTCTGGAAAAACTACCGCCGGTGTGTTGAGTTTTAGGCATCGAAGAACGGGTTGATGATCTGATCGTCCGTGATGTCCAGGCCGTTTTTATGTAGGTCGGGGAAGATGGGGAACGGCGGGCGGTCCTTGCTGAGGAGGCCAATATTCTCTGAATAGTTTTGTCCTCCGGAGGGGCTCACCTCTGTCCCGATTGCCGCCCCCAGCGTCCATGTGCGCCCTCCGTCCCGAGAGACGGCGAGTCTTAACGGCCGCCCATCAGGGACGCCACCTGATCCTTCTCCGGTGTGAACGAGCGTATCATACGCAAGCCCGGTCAGCGCGGTATAGTCCGCTGCGACCTTACCGCCAGGCAGTGGGGCAGGGATTGTTGGGGTCTCCAAGACACTGAGACTGCTAGGAGAGATATAGATAGGCTGCTGCTCGTCATCTTTTAGTGCGGTAGGGGTAATCTGCTCCCACGTCGCGCCGGCGTCTATTGTCCGGTGAAGATACCCTGTAATACTTATGTACACCGCACTATTTTCTGCGACGCATACCAGCTCGCCGGTGTGTATGGTGCTATCGACTGATGCTGCCTCCTCGACAAGGCTGAATGTTGCTCCAGCATTCGTAGACAGGTATGTTTTTCTCGGGACATATAAACTACCGCCACGATTGGCGATAGCTAGTACAGCAGTGCCCCCAATGTAACAACATGTAAGTAGCCCAGCAGATAAGGTGGCGGACGATATATTTAGTGCCCAGCTTGCACCGCCGTTAGATGACACAATAGTTACTAAATTGGCCGGCAATATGTTTTGTGCTGTGCCGATCAGGGCGATCCGGTTCTCCCCGCAGAAGATTATCTGGGTAATGTATACGTCTGTAAAAGTCCCAGGAGAGCCTGATAGTTCTACGTCTACCACAAAGACGGACACGCTGAATGACTTGCCGCCATCGTTGCTCAAGGCAAGCGCTGGCTGTCTACGCCCATCGCTGGCGCGCACATACCCATACAGCACACCAATACGTCTGCGGTATTCGGCTGTAGATTCTACGACACCGCAGTAAGCCGCCGATGCGATCCCGAATATGTAGTCTACGGCCGGGTCTGTGGAGTTAGGCCACGGACTTAAATCCTGCCCATGTACAGCAGTGTCAACTACTGTGAATATATTTCTAGCGCCGTCGTAGGTATTGTTTATCGGTTTGTCAATGAACGTGGTGTTTCCAAGGTGCAGCAGCACACGGTCTGCGCCAAACCCACCATTGGTAAACGTCCAGCGGGGGGTTGGCGGCCCACCGGTAAGTTTTCCCGCGATAACATCTATGGCATTGCCACTTTCTACAGGGTTGTACAGCATTACATAGTCCACCCCACCTACCGTAATCATGATGCGCGGGATGTCTCGCAGGGTGTTGATGTCGATGGTCACACCGTCTGCCGGGGAGAACTGCTGCTGGACAAACTCTCCCTGCTGAGCCAGCACCGCCAGCCGCCGCCGCGCCACCCCGAGCCACTTGGACGCTTCGGCCACGTCCCCTTGCGGGATGAACTTGTGAGGCTGGCCGGGCTGCCAGATGTGGTCTCTGGCCATGTCAGCTCTGCCGGCGAAGCCACTGCTGGTGATCGTCCCGGCAGTCCGGGGAACAGTACGCGCCCTTGCACGGCTCCAGGCACCACAGGCAGGTACCGCGGCGGGGCTCTACAGGTTTGCGTGTGGCCAAGGCAGCTGTCAGGTGGGCCTCGGTGAGGGCGTATGCGTCGTCGATGATGTCAGCCATGGGAGGCTCCGCTGGTTGGGAATGGTAGGACTTTCTGGTCGGACGTTTTCAGCCGCTCGGCAGCGTCCAGTTCGCCGGCGAGGGCGGGGTCAAACATGTTCACAAGGATGCAGGTGCTCTGGCCTTTTGCGTAGTCCGTCCCGGCGCCGAGCACCTTGGGCACTGACTTGGGCGAGATGATCTTGTCCTCGATCAGGGAGCGGACCATGGCCGTGTAGTTGTGGCCGAGCCTGATGCAGTAATCCTTGAAGCTCTTGCGCTGGAGCCACATCACACCCTTGTCAATCTCGTGCCGCGCCAGCAGCTGCGTATTTGTCGGCTGGCGGATGATGGTCGGCAGGTTGGACTGCCACCGTGTGCCTGTGTTGGCGCTGCTCTGCAGGACCAGCATGTTGGCGTTGATGCTTTCCAGGTAGTCGGCCAGCACGGTGACTGGCTGTAGGTACTGGTCGGACATCGCTGAGCGCATGGCCGGTATCTGCTCGCGGCCGAGCCAGGCCCACAAGGTCCGTACATCGTACGGCAGGAGCTTCAGTTCCGCGGCGATTTCGCAGGCCGCGCATGCCACGGCGGCCACAGCAGACCAGAACCGCTCGCTGCCTGTGATCTCCAGCCGCAGGTCGATCGCGCGCATGATCGTCCGCACCCGCTCGTGAACCTCTTGCCGGTGGGTCACGACGTAGGACATGAACGCCTCTCCGATGTGACCGTAGTCAGTTTTGATCTGAGCGAGGTAGTCATCCGCTTCGGCCTTGGTGTGCACCTGCTGCGGGGCGAACAGAATCTCGAACACGCGTACAGATTCGGCGGTGCTGTCAGCCCGGTCGGCGGCAAGGGCGGTGTACAGGCTGGTGTTGGCGGTGCAGATCATGATGGTGGACTTGCTCCCCTGGGCCGTCTTGCGCTCCATGCCGGAGGTGTCCAGCCTCAGCCGCCCCTCGGACTGGGTGACGCTCATGGCCATGTCTGCCATCGCCCGCGGCTGCATGCGTGTGATCTCGTCCACCGTCAGCGGCAGGTTGCTCATGACCATCATGCGGTTCTCACGGGCATGCGGCGTTGCGCCCTGCGACGTGCCGTTGATGGTCATTTTTTCAGGGTGGCCCCACAGCGCCGCACCGGTGTACAGCGTGGTGGACTTGGACGATCCGGGCCTGCCGGACATGTTGACGATGACGCCGTGGTGGCCGGTCATGTGAAACAGCGGCGCCCCGAGTGCGGCGCAGATGACGAACTGGTTCGCTGCGTACTCAGGATGGGCAAAAAACTCCAGCAGTTTGATCTGCTTGGCCAGTTCACCGGCCGAGTGCACGGCCGACACAGTGCGCAGCGCGCCCTGGTCCATCGTTGGGAGCTTGGTCGTCCCGTCCGCCCGCAGCACCTTGGAGGGCAGCACGAACTCGGACATATCATCTGTCCACCCGAGCGCACCGTACACAGCGTCCGCTATCGCTGCCTGCTGCAACACTTTTATGTACGCAACCATGTAATTTCCTACCCTCCCGATGGATGCCTGTGAAACGAATACGCCGCTGTTGGCCAGTAGCGCACTGAGTTTCTTGTTATCGTACATCGCATCGGCTGGCAGGTGTAGCTCTGTCGCCCCGACAATCGGGAGCACGGCGCACCATACATGCGTCTCGGTTAATCTGTTGGGGTCTCTGTACCGCCGGACGGGGTAGAAGTCGTGGTCCAGTAGCTTGACGTGTTCGGTAGTTTGCACGTCAGTGTCGTCACCCTTCTTGGGCTTGAGTGTAATCTCCACGAAGACGCCGGATGTCAGGCGTTTGTAGGGTGCCGGCGCAGTCGGGATTGTACTCGCTGCAGGTGCCGCGCTCGTGGGCGGTGACGCGCGGGGCGGCTCAGGCTGTGCAGGGATGTAATCCTCGTAGCGGGCGCCAACGATCGGGGATTTGATCTTGCCCCACTGCGGACATGCCTGGCATATCTCTGGGCTCAGCGTGTCCAGTTTGGCGCACGTGGTCGGGCCGATGTTCTGCACTGCAAGCTGCGCAAGTTTCTCGTCTACCTCTGACGCGTTGTACCGCGGGTCTTTGGCACTGAGCTTGTGTGCCGTTGCGTCACCGTTGCGGGTGTGTCTGACCAGTCCGAGTGCGGCGTACCACAAGGGCTCTGATAGCGTCGCCGCTGTCGTCACAATGTGCTGCACTTGCCGGCAGGATGCGACCAACGCCTTCATGCCAGGAGGTGGGAGGGTGTGCAGGGCCGTGTTGTCTGCAAACCCTGCAAGGTGCGCAGGTGGCGCAGCGAGCGCCGGGGCACTCACACCCAGCGCGGACAGCGCCGCGTCGATACGAGCTTCAAGGTCTTCCACCGGCGTGCACTGCGCGCCTCGCAGTATCTGCACCGGGAGCGGGGTGGTCTTGTGATTCAGCGTGCCCGGCATGCGCAGGATGGACGCCGAGTCTGCTGTCCGGGTTGGGTCCACCAGCAACGAGCGCGCTGCGGTCAGAGACTTTAGTTTGCTGGCGATCCCGGCCCAGCGGATGGAGGGGATTTCGTGAGTGAATGGCCAGTAGATATGAAGTCCGACACCTGACGACACAATAATCGGCGCGGGCAGATTGCACTCGGATGTAAAGGTCTTTAGTGCGGTCAGTGCCGCATGTTGCGATGGGTATTTGTGCGCGCCTTCTCCGACATCTATATCAAGGAACAGGCTTTTCGCCTCGTACATGTTTCGCTGCGACCGTACCTCATAGGCACCTTGCGCGCCTGTCTTTCGGTCCAGCTTATCGGGGTTCCATACTCGCGGGGATGCCAGCGAGTGAACACAGAAGTAGATATTCTTCTCGGCCGTTAGCCGGTGAGCTATATCAATGGCGTCAGTATGTGTCTGAACGACCTTGTGCTGGAATAATACTCTGCTGGAGCCGGGCGGAGACCACGGCATTGCCAGTGCAAAGTGCCCGGCGGCAGGCCATACGGCCTGCAGAAACTGCGCTACATTCACAGGGCATCCTCATTGAGGCGCACGATACGAGAACGGCGCCGGATTGCCCGGCGCCGCCCTATCTTACATCACATAATCGCTCAGTCGTCCCACTCCGACAGCAAATCCTGCAGTTCCTGCGGGACCGCGGTGGTCTCAGCTTGCGCCGGTGCAGGGGTGGGGGCCGGAGTCACGACCGGAGCCGGCGCGGGTGCGGGTGTCAGGTCCATCTCTACCTGATCGGCCTCCGGTTCCGGCGCCTTGACAGGCGGCTTCTTGGCAGGTGCGGGCTTGCTTGCCGCAGGTGCCACGACCGGCGCAGGTGCCACGACCGGAGCAGGCGCCGGGGCAGGAGCCGGGGCAGGAGCCGGCAGGGCGGCAGGCTGGGCACTCTCTGTCGCTGCAGGCTCTGCATCCAGTGCCAGCAGGGCTTCCACCGAACCGTCACTCATGCGCGCCGTGACAGTCTCCAGCTCCGCCGGCTCCAGCCACCGCTCGGCCGAGAAGATGACCTTCGGGTAGTTGGCCGAGGGGTCGAACTTCATCTTGGTCACGATGGTCGCCGTGTGCTTGGCGCCATTCCCGCGCAGGAAGTCCAGGTAGTTCTCGAACGCCCGCCAGCCTTCCTTCTCCAGCTCAGGGGACTGCTTGTCGAACAGGCTGGTGATTGCCAGCTTGAGCTTGAGCGGCGGCAGGGCCATGTTGCCGATGACCGGGAGCACGACCACGTTGCGGTGCTGCGAGCAGGCCGTGACCTGCTTGCCGGCCTCAGTGATCTTGGACCCCTTCACAGACAGCGGGCAGCTGCGGCAGCTTGCCGCCTTGGGCTCCGTTACCTGGGCATTCGGCCGCTCGCCGTCATCGCTCCAGCAAGTCGGGGCGCCGATCTTTTCCGGGTCGTACGCACCTTCGTAGTAGGTACGGCCGCGGTGCTTGGCGTAGTCCAGCACAACCACACGCAGGGTCTGGACCGGCTCGATGTCACCGTCGTCGTTGCGCCGGGTCAGGTTGGTCTTGGTCCCGTCCGGCAGCGCGATCGACCAGACCTTCCCACCATAGTTGAGGGTCGGCACGCGATTGCGTTCGACGATGTTGGTCTCGGCCTGATCCAGGAAGCCCGCAATGTGGGCCGGGACAGGGGCAGCTGCCCCGCTGAAAATGCTCAAACTGTTCATGCTTAAAACTCCAGTAAAGAAAAATTACCCATCAATCTCCACGCCGCACATGCACTTCGTACTGCCGGTGTACTGCTACAGCCGGCGGGACTGCACCTTCGTGCTGGCCCATGTAGTCCACCACAAACTTCTTCGATAGCCGTTTCTCGAACACCTCCGCAGGTGGAATGTTGTTGGCCACAACCCAGTCACTCAGCACTCCCCAATCCTTGCAGCTGGGCTTGACTTCTTCTTTTTTGTACGCAGTGCCCGATGCAGTGCGCACCGACTGTACTGTCAAGGCGTCCAGCCCGCGCAGAATCTCCGCCTCAAGGCGGTCCAGCTTGGACTGCAGATCGGCACACGCTGCGTCAGCTTCGCGTTTGATGCGCGCCTTCTCGTCCCTGATCTTCACATACACAGAAACAATCTTGTCAAGGTCCACGTTAGGTCTCCTAGCTTACGAGGTCACAGTATGCAATAGCCTGCTCTACCGTGTCAAACATGGGGGTAATGCCCTCCACACGTGAGTGAGGGAACGTCACACTGCCATCTCGACAATCGTCCACACGCAGCAAATAATTACACGTATCTCCGTAGCGATGGATCACTCCCGCGGGATGTGCGCCATAAAACTTCCCGGCGTCGGAACAAATTACATGCGTTACCGCGGGCACTGTTACAGTGGCGCGTACAACGGGTGGCACGGACGTGTGGTACACAACCTGCGGGTAGCCCAGTGTCGGTATCTCCCCCACGCGCACAACACCGTCGAGGGTAAGGAACGCCACGATGTTTACGTCTGCCATCATGCTCCCCCCTCCACCACGCTCAGGTACATGTCCAGTATCTGCTGCTGCCCGAGCGCGCGCTGGTCAAGGAGACGGTAGATGTCCCACTCCAGCCGGTGCCCGCCGATCTTGACGATGGTCATGGGGCGGGTCTGCCCCGAACGATTGAACCGCTCGACCACCTGCTGGGCTTGGTCGTTACTGTAGATCGGGGCGTAGAAAATACACACATCAGCCTCCGTTAAATTCAATCCGTGCGACATTACTTGTGGATGGCACAGTAGCACATGTGGGTTGTCTGTGGTCTTGAACGCGGTGATTGTAGCGTTCCGTTGTGCTACCGCTATGTCGCCGTTCAAGACACCTACAGTATAGTGCTTCCCTACCTCCTTTGCAAGTTCGTTGATGATGCCCTTGAACGGCACGATCACAATCACTTTAGCTGCTGCCTGCTCGATACATTCCAACAGTACCGTAAGTCTAGGTGCGTGGTCAAGTGGTACGTAGTCACCTGTCAGCGGGTCTCTGATCGCCCCACACAGTATCTGGCGTAATTTGTTGAGTTTGTCAGCAGCGTTGACAGCAGTGATGGTCTTGGCCTTGAGGTCTATCTGCATCTCTTTACGCATGGCGTCGATGGCTTTCTTCTGCTCATCAGACACGCCACACGTACGCTCGGTCGTGGTTACCGGCGGGAGGTCCAGACACTCTGCCTTACGGAAGCGTACCGCAGGCTGCAGCGCCTTGTACACGATGTCCATCGCCTCGTCCTTGGGCGCCCACTTGAACTGGCTGACCTGTCGCATGGTCTGCGCGCGGAACGTCCCCATGTAGGGCGGTACCCGTGCCGGGGAGACCAGCTTGGCCAGTGCCCACGCGTCGGTCGGGGCGTTGGAGCACGGCGTACCTGTCATCATCCACAGCCGCTGGTCCGGGCGCAGCATCTTGGCCAGTGACTTGTACCGGCGCGTGCTGGCGTTGCAGTAGGCGGACGCCTCGTCCACGATTACGAGGTCGATGTCGGGCCGGGCAGCCAGGGTCTTGCGCACAATGTCGATCGCCAGCCCGTCATGGTTGATGACGTAGAAGTCGAGGTCTGCCCGCACCATGTCCAGCCGCCGCATCCGTGAGCCGTGCAGTACACCGGCCCGGCGGTGCATCAGGACCGCAAAAATCTCCGACATCCACACCCGCTCCAGTGTGGACAGCGGGGACACGATGAGCGCCTTGCGCACATACCCGTTGGTCATCAGCCAGTCTGCAGCCCACAGGCTCGCCGCGGTTTTCTCCGTGCCCATCTCGCTCAGGTTGAACCCTCGCTGGTGGAGGGTCAGGAACTCTGCCATCACAACCTGATGGGCGCCGGGCGTGAACTTGCCCGGCCAGTTGTAGTGGTACTTGATCGGCGCCGGGGCGGCGATGCCCAGGTTGCGCAGGATTTTTGTGTTCTCCAACGAGTGACGCAAGGCCACGTTGTACTGGGCGTGGTCCAGCAGGCGGCTGGACTTCAGCACACTGCGCAGCTTGAGTGGGTCTGCGTGGTGTACCAGCAGACTCTTGGACGGTACGTCAACGGCGAGCATTACATTCAACCTATGGTGGTCAGTACGTGATCTAAGTTATCCAGAGTCTTCTCAGTTATGGTAACTGCGATGCCGCCGTGTGCGGTGATCGCGTCCATGAACCGCACCTGCATGGGTGTCGGCTTGTTGCTGCCGAACTTGGTCTCGATCGCAAGGAAGCGCCCATCCTTGACGGCGTTGAAATCGGAGATGCCCGACCGACCGTAGGCGTTGGCCGGCGGCATCCAGTGGTACCACCCATGCTTGTCAAGTAGTTTCCTGACTTCGCGCTTGACGCCAGCTTCGTTGGTGATGGTGGTCACTCCACCGCCTCCCAATACAACTGCACCCCGACCCCGCGACTTCTGCGCAGCATGCCGGCGCGCTCCATGTTGATGAACCGTTCGGCGATCGTCTCACGATGACGGTTGAAGTGGGCCGCCGCCTCGTAAGCTGTGCACTTCCCGCGGGACCGGACAAACTCCAGTGTCGCAGCCAGTAGGTGCGGGCTGGCGCGGTGCGAGATCGCATGGCCACGCTGGTAGGACTCCCGCTTCCGCTGCTGGTCCCACTCGACCTCCTTGATCGTCAGCCCCTTGGCCTCTGCCAAATTCTTGGCGCCGACCGGACAGTCCCGGCAGTCCCACAGTCTGACCTTGGCCTCATCGACTGCCGTCTGTGCCAGCTTGTGGTTGACGGCGCATGCCGCAGAAGTCAGACGAAGCTCGCCGGGGCGGCGTGGGCAGAGGAAGGTGGCGGGTAGGTCGTCCATCTTACGCACCTGTCCTGGCGTTCCAGCCGGTCAGGGCGAACGCGCACCGCACCCAATACTCATGCTGTTCGGAGTCGCTGGCGTCGTAATCACTAGGCACCCCGTAGTAACTGACCCACCACGTTTTGAACTCCTCAGTAAGATCGTGCTCGTGATGGTTTTTGAACCATTCGTCTGCCATCCAGTCCATCTTACGCTCCTGCCCTGGTGTTCCACGCCGCAATCGCGGCGGGGGTGGCTGCCTTTATACGTTCTGCTGGCGTCCCGTCTCCCGTGGTCTGCACCCGCACCTCACCGCACGTCGCGCCGCAGTTGTCGCACTCGGCCACCAGCCAGCGGAATGTGCTACCCACTCGGACAGTCACACCTATCTCGCCGCAGAACGGGCAGGGCAGGGGGGCTTGTGTATCCACCTCACCGCTCCTGCTTCGACGGCTGGGTGTCTCTGAGCTTGGCCAGCAAGTTCTCGGCGTCCTTAGCGTCCTTGAAAAACGCACCCGGTGAGCCTTCTACATGCTTCTGCGAGAAGTAACTGGCCCGCTCGTTGGCCTCACTCATAAACCGCCACAAGGCAAACCTCACTACCTGCCATTCGCGTGCAGTGAATGTAAAGCTGTAGTCATCCATCTCACCGCTCCTGTTTAGGTGTCCAGTGCGCGCACTGTTTGACGGGGCAAAATCCGCGGCACAGCCCCGAGGGGCGCTCTTGCCAGATGTCGGTCTTGAATGCCTCGGCGTATTGCTTGAGGTCCGGGATGAACTTCTTCCACAGTGCAGGGATGTGCGAGCGAGGGATGACTCTGGGTATCTTCGGCACGAACTGCTGCGTCTGCGTCATGTAATACTCAGCATTGCACTGCTGGACTTGCGGGTACGCGGCGAATATCAACAGTGCGCACAGCTCTAGCTGGTCTGTGTTGGGTGTACGCTTCCCGGTCTTGTAGTCCACGATGTAGGCGGAACTGCCGTTGATCGCCGCAAAGTCCACGATGCCCCGCGCCCACACATCTTTGGCGAAGAATTTGCAGGGCTGCAGCTGGCGGTTCACGGCGAGCTTGGCTTCAAGCAACTTCACTCCGGGGCGGAAGGCAAGGTCAATCAGCACCTGCGTATGATGCGCCAAGTCAGAGGGTAGAGGCTTACCCTCCCAGTGGTAAAGCTCGAACTGCTTGTGCACGTAGTCCCCGTACCGGGCTTCCTCTCCCTTCACGTCTGCCGCGGTCTTCAGTACCTTAACTGCGTGGTACTGTGCGGGGCAGGTGGTGAATGTCTTCAGCGCACTGTAGCTCCAGGGGTACGGGGTCATTGGGCGATTACCCGTTCCAGCTTATACCCGTTCCTTGCGATCAGTTCTTTGTCGTACTTCTCAGTGAACTGCCCGTACTCACCTTCCAGTGTGATGGTCCCGGCTTCTGCGTCACGGCTGACGATCTTGAACCGCGACCCTGTTTTCGTGTGTACAAAATATAACTGTACTTGCGTGTCCATAAATTACCTCAACGGGAGATTTCTTTCAACTGCCCCCAAGACTTGTCACTTATCTTGCAGTCCCATGGGAGCGGGATAGGTGGAGTAAATCCCCACGCCTTTGTGTAGGGTAGATTATCTAACAAATACCCCATGTCTGCAATAGCTTTCTCTACATAGTTTGTAGGGACATAGAAGTACAGGCCGTCGTGTAACTCCCACGCGAAGTAGATGCCATGTCGCTGGATGTACGGCCGCAGTACGGCGATCGCCAGATATTTTTGGTCCGCGCCGGTGCCCTGGATGGGGTAGTTGATGGCAGTGGACTCGCGCGCCCACGCGCCAGTCCCTGCCCAGCTGCCGGTGATTTGGACACGTCGGCCGGCGAGAGTCTCGGCGTAGCCCAGCTTGCGGACACGGGCAATCTGGGCGGCCCAGTACCGCGGGACTCCGGTGTATGTCTGCAGATACGTCGCCCGGATGTGCGTGGCCTCGGGCAACTCCATCGGCAGGTTGTACTGGACACGAGCGACAGTGCGCAGCTTAGCGGCAGAGGTCCTGTACCCGCAGTTGTGTACGATCAGCCCGTTTGCGGTGAATCTGTTGTTTGGGCCGCAGTCGAGGATGTCATAGACTCTAACCGCTGTTTTAGTGTTTGCCACGCCTTGCGTTTCTCGGCTACTGCGGTCCACGCCTGCTGAATAATTTCCTCGCCAGACAGTCCAGCAGCTACGTATCGCCCTGCACAAGTCATGGAGTACGGATTTTCTTTCCACTCCGACAGTAGAATCTTTTGATTTTGCCACATCACATGCACGTTGCGGCGGGTATTGCGCAAGTTCTGCTGTCTGGAAGTCAGTCGTAGATTCCCCGGAGCATAGTGTCCGTTGTTGTCTATCCGATCTATGTCCAGCTTTTTGTAGTTCTCGTGCGGCAGGTTTGCCAGCACCCACTCTACACCAGCCTTTACTGATGCGAACAAGCAGCGGATTCCACGGCCACCATAGTTTGCGTATGACGGATCGGCGGGATTGTTGCACCTCTGAAACATCGCCGCCACACGCTTCTGCAGGGCCCTCTTTGCCGGCGTGTCTACTAGAAGGTGCCCCTGGTTCTGGTGGTTGCGAGCGGAGCCACACGTGCAGCAGCCGTGTGTCCGCCCGGTCTCGGCCTGACGGAGATTTACATCCTTCTCGAGCCCGCACCCACACCGGCAGCGCACGTACAGCGCGCCATGTTTCTGAAAGACCGTGGCGGACAAGACCTCCCATGACCCGAATTTTTGTCCGAGTTGTACGCGCCCATCCCGCGCCCATCGCGGATTCAATGCGCCAGCCATGTCGGGCCGCTGCGCTGAAGGGTACCCATGTGTCTCCGCAGAGGACAAGGTGGTCTGAGGTGGCAGTAAGTCCGGCATAAGTAATGACCTCACGTAATCCTTGAAGAACAACTCCGCCGTGCCGCACCCAGTCCGCACCATCCCATACAAGCGCATCTGCTGGCAGGTGCTCGATAGGCACTACCCCCTGGCTTGAGAGTACCAAAGTACCTTCCGCGATGCACGATAAATTCGCCACCTTCCCGAGTTGCCGTTGTTGCTTAGCTAGTTTATCCCCTGCAGCATTGGCGGCCTTGAGTGTATCGTAATCCTCACGTGCAATCTGCGCCCCCATGTAAGCATGCGGGTCTTGGCCAGGCATGCACAGGTGCTGCATGGCGGGGTCGCCGGACGCGATGGCCATCCACCGGTACTCTTGCCCCGCCGCATCGAACTCCACAAGGGTGTAGCCTTCTGGCGGGACGGCGATGTCTCTGAACCGCGCCTCGCGCTTCTCTTGGTGCAGGGCGAACCCGATCTGCAGGATGTCCTTGTTCTTGCCTTGCGTACTGCTGTAGGACATGCGGCCGGTGTACGTGCTGAACACCATGGCCAACGGGTGACTTCTGCCGTCGCTGTTGTAATTGATCGACGCATGCGGGGCGTCCACGAACTTGGTCTTGTTGGTCAGCGCCTCTCTGTACTGGCGCAAAGTCTTCGCCCGCGGGTCAATGAACGCCATCTCGTGCAGGACTTCCTTGTCTGTGGAGTCTGTCGTCTTGCCAGTCAGCTTGGACGTGTTCTGCTTCAACACTGGCAAGCCCCACTGCCCGTACATGAGTGCAGATAACTGCTTCGGAGACCGGACGATCTTCTCGGTTACACCGTGCGGCTCCAGCAGGGCGAGTGCTGTTGCCGCTTCCTGGGTCAGTGCTTCGTCAAGACTACTCAGCGCGCCGCGGTCAAGCTGGATACCATGCCAGTTCGCCCATGCAATCAGTGGCAGGCTGCGCGCCTCTACCAGTGCGGCGTTGAGCCGGGCAGGATCAGCTGCCAGCGCAGTATAGAACCGCTGCGTCAGCCGCAGGGTGAACGCCGAGTCGCGGATGTTGTACGTGTGCAGCTTGGCCAGAGATTCTGGGGCGGTCGCGTGGAAGTCCACGTCCTCCTCGTACCCGGCATGCGCTGGCATGTGCTGGGCTACTGCCGCCTTGAGGCCGTAGCTGAATTTCTTTTCGCGAGCCGTGTCGTACTCTGGCTCGATCGTGAGGTGCTTCCACAGCAGCATCCCATCAAGAAAATTGCACTGCAACACCAAATCGTAAAAGCCGTACGCGATCATGACAGAGATGTCGAACGCCGCGTTCCATGCGACCAGGGTCAGGCGCTCCTCGATTGCCTGCGTCAGCATGTCCCGGATGTAGGTCTTAGGAGAGCCGGCTGTCTCCCCGACACACAGCCCACCACCTACCTGCAGGGACTGCCCCTGCTTGCGGACGGTAACCAGGCTGGTCGCCCACGCTTGCCCGAACGGAATGCGCCACGGCTGGAGGGCATACTCCGGCAGTATCCCGGATGTCTCGAAGTCAAATGCTATGTACTTACTTTCGTCCCACATTGCTTGTGCCCTTGTACGTTACTTACGCTATTCCCCGTCCAAAATATCCGCTATCTCTCCCCGTGCCAGTGATGCGTAGGAGTCGTCAATAAACCCACGGGCTACCAGCGCCGCCCCCACGTACCAAGTGTTTTCCGGCTTGTCGCGCTGCCAGAGCCTATGGCCGCCTTTTATCGGCTCACCATCTACGTTGGGCTGGCACCCAAAGCACACTCCGCAGCGAAGGTCATGGCGCTCATGGCACACCATGCAGTCGCCCATCCTGGCGAAAGTGACGTAGCTGTTCGGGTATTTTTTTAGCGCGTCTTCAATGCTGCTCAAGATTTCCACGAGTATTCTCCTGCGCTAAGTATACAGCGTGTGCCCACAATCCGGGTAGTTGGCCTCGGCCGCCAGTAGCTCCACCTTACTCAACTCACGCTCCTTGGAGAATCCTAAGTCTCTCTTGTCCAGCGAGTCACGAACCTTCCTGTACGCCTCCTCTGGGTCATCTGCAACAACGTAGGCGATTCCGTGTGCAGCATTGTCTGCAATGCCGCCGTGCATTCCACGGCATGTCACCTTCCACAGCTTCTTCATGTCAATCTCCTTGTGTTGTTTAGTGTCTCCTACACCAGCCGCCGCAGACGGTCACGCAAATCGAGAATCCTCTGATGATGCTCGTCATGGGTGCCGGAGTTATTGATGCACCACGTAGTACGCACCTTTAGCCCCTCACGGTGCGTGCTATACACGGTTACTTTCACAGGTTCGTCGCAGTCTCCAAGATCAAGCAGCCTAGTCGTGCCCGCTGGGGCGGTCCGCCACTCCATACTGAGCAACTGGCATCCGTACCAACCATGCCAGCAGTAAGTGATTCCACCGAAAACGAAGAATACCTTTCGCATTTCGTTACTCCTGTGGCCTCATGCCTTTGATCTGGCCGAGCCTGCCCTTGGCCTGCTCAAGCTGCAGCCGCCGCGCCTCGACCTCGCGCCCCGCCTCCGCCACCAGAAAAGCGTGGGCATCTTCCCAGGTGTCGTGCCAGTTGGCATATCCAGACCTCTTGTTTTGCCGCCGCTTAGTAAGCCGCAGCCCTTGAAGCAGGATCACCTGCGTCGCCGTCTCGCGCTCTATTTCCCTTGCGGTGATCTTGCCGTGAAGTGTCATGTACTTGATCACTGTCGTCTCCTGTGGTAGGTGCAACAGAGTAGGCACTCTTAATCTGGGAGCACAACTCCACCAGCGCCCGACGTGACCGCTCCTCCTCGTCGCTCAAGCCGGTGTCGTCCATGTGCTCGTAGCAGTCGAGCAGGTCGCGCAGGGTGTTCTCGAATCTGACGTAACTCATGTTGGCCATCGCCGTCTCCTGTCGTTACTCACAAACCCCCGCCAGGCTTACATCGCTGGCGGGGAGGGCATTACATCACTCGGTGCGCCAGCAGCCCAAGCCTTCCACGCCGTCCAGCACGATATGACGTGCCGAAAACTTGCTGTTGTACCGGCGCTGGGCGGCGTTCCGCTGCGAGCTGAACGACTTGGGCACCTCAGCGGCCGGGATGAAAAACATCTCCCCCACCTTCAGCGACCCGAACGGGTACTTACTTCCGCGCCGGCTGCTGCGCCGTGCGGCCGGCATCTCCACGCCACCATAAACGGTATACGTCTGCGTCATTTCATTTACCTCAAGATGTACCAGTGTGACCAAAGCCCCCAGCGCCACGCACAGTTTCAGGCAGTTCCTGTACCAGCTGCCACTCGATTTGAGGGAGGGCCAGTACGAACGCCTGAGCTATACGAGCACCAGGGTGGACGTAGAATACACTACTCCCGATATTTTTCAACACAGCCCGAATCTCCCCCCGGTAATCGCTGTCGATCAGGCCAGGGGCATTGAGCACGATGATGTCATGCTTGACAGCAAGACCGCTGCGTGACGCGATGAACATACCGTAGCCGTCAGGCAGGGCCACAGCCAGCCCGGTAGGGATGGTCTCAGTAGCGCCCGGCAGAATGCGGATGGACTTGGCCACGCACGCCTTCAGATCGACGGCCCCCGCCCCTGCAGTAGCGTAGGCCGGCAGCTCGGATGTCTCGAACAGCAATTTGGCAGGAACAGTAACACTCATGGTGGCCTCAGCAGTACAGCGGACAGAAGCGAAGATTGTACATCATCTCCCCGCAGCCAGGGCTTCGGCTTTCAAGCTGGCAAAGGCCACACAATCCAGCGCGCTGTCATGGTGGAACTCCGTCGCACTCCACTGCCGTACATCCTTGAGCAGTTGCAACAGCAGCCAGCCCTCGGCCTCGGTAAGGTCTCGGCGGGTGATGGCGTTGAACGCTGTCACGGTCGCGCCCATGTTGCGCTCTCCCTTGCCCTTGCCTTCGGACCGGCCGTAAGTCTGGCCACGCTCGGTGAGGGTAGCGGCGGCGTCTTGAAGGAACTTGGTTGCGGTAGTCATGTATCGTCCTCCTCATCGTCCCATCCCTCAATCGGTATGGGCAGCGACAGCAAGGCAAAAAAGATCAAGGCGACAGCAACCGCCAACATCGCCGTAGACTGCGCCGGCGTTACAGCCAGCACCAAACCAGCGACGAAACACACCGCTGCCAAGATTGCACGTGTAGACATATTACTTCTCCGTGTACGTCGGGCACCAGTAGGAATTACTGGGGCGCTTCATGACATCCATCTCGTGAATGGTTTTGGACTTTACCTTCCCGAACATCATCCCGTCAAACATGGTGACCTTGACAATATCCACCTTGTACTCTCTGCCGTCAACCTTGAGCTTCTGGTCCCACTTGTCTTTCAATCTAGCCATCACTTACTCTCCTTAACCAGCACGTACGGCAGCAACAGCACGGCCTGATGACAGGCCGGCGCGTCACACAGGTCGGCCATCGTGCGCAGCGTGGTGCTGGGCAGGTCCAGCAGTGGGGCGCAGTCGTCCCATGCGACGAGGGCCATCGACGCATCCCACAGCGCACTCCAAATTCTGCGTTGCGCTACACCTGCTGATACAGCCCGCGATCTGCGTAGTATTGCTTTGCGTACTCCAGTCCAGGCTTCCCCTTGTACTGCGGTATTTAATGCTGCTACCGCCGCAGTACGGGCCGCAGCAGATTCAGTCTCAATCGTAACCGTACCCAGCTTTGCCTCCGAGTCCGCTAACACAGCATCAATCAGCTTGGCGTTGGGCAGGTGTGCCCATGCTGTAGTCATTGTCCGGCCTCCTTAACCAGCACGTACGGCAGTAACAGTACGGCCTGATGACATGCCGGCGCGTCACACAGGTCGATCATCGTACGCAGCGTGGTGCTGGGCAGGCCCAGCAGGTGGGCGCAGTCGTCCCATGCCACGAGCGCAAGCACTGCGCCCCCTGCTGCGGCCCGTGCTGAGTCCCGTGCTGCGGTCCGTGCTGAGTCCCGTGCTGCGTGCCATGCTGCGGTGCGTGCTGCGCTCTCTGCTGCGCCCCACGCTGCCTCCAGTGCTATGTCCCATGCTACGGCCCATGCTGCGACCGGTACTGCGTCCCACGCTGCGTCCCACGCTGCGCCCCAGGCTGCGACCCATGCTGCGGTCCATACGTCAGGCCGAGCCTTCGCATCGGCAATCACAGCATCAATCACGGTGGCGTTCGGCAGGTGTGCCCATGCTGTGGCTGTCATGTCTGTCTCCATGGCAGTGTCAATACCTCTTGCATAGTTAAAGCCTGCCCGCTCTCTCGCTGCTTCGGCGGGGGCGTTGGGCGCAGTGCTTGTGCCGTCTGCTTGGCCAGTGCCTTGGGAAAGTTCCGCTCCTGTCGTGCAAGGCGGGCCAATGCTTGCTCACGTTCAGCGGGGTCGGCGATCTGCTTGGCTGCTTTCTTCTTGGTACGCAGCTCAGCGCGCCATGCCTTCTGCAGCTGTACTTGGCGGGCATCTATCCCTTCGGCTGCCAGTGCTCGGTAGTATTTACCTTGTTCACGTGCCTCCACTGCTGACAGAGTAGGCCAGTAGCCGAGTGTACGCCGCGCAGATTTCACCAGCCCTTCTTCAGTAATCACTGGCAGCGTAACATCGAACCGACGTACACCCTCCGGGGTGATGGCCAAGGATATACCGGGGCCGATATGGTAATACGTGGTGCGCTTACCTGCCGGCAAGGAGCCAATCACCCCTGGCTGGGCAATGTCAGGCCGCACGCGGGTCATTGCATACCCTCCTTAACCAGCACGTACGGCAGCAACAGCATGGCCTGATGACAGGCCGGCGCGTCACACAGGTCGGCCATTGTGCGCAGCGTGGTGCTGGGCAGGTCCAGCAGGTGGGCGCAATCGTCCCATGCGAGGAGACCAAGCACTACGTCCCATGCTGCGTTCCGTATTGCGGCCCATGCTGCGTCCCATGCTGCGTCCCACGTTGCGGCCCGACCCATGCCCTGTACCGCGTCCCATGCTGCGTTCCATGCTGCGGTCTGTGCTGCGTCCCGTGCTGCGTCCCGTGCTGCGATCCGTGCTGCGCTCCATACCTTCGGCCGAGCCTCCGCGGCGGCAATCACAGCGTCAATCAGCGCGGCGTTGGGCAGGTGTGCCCATGCTGTAGCCATCACACACCCCCACACTACACGTTGAGCACGGCGACGATCACCCCGTCATGGACTACATCAACCTCGTAGTCACAGCCCGGAGGAATCAGCGCCATGCACGCCATCAGTGATGATGTGGTCGCCGTGATCTCGATGTACCCCCCATCAGGGGTGTCTACCCATCGGGGCGGGGTGCCGACCTCAGTGCCCTGACTGACCAGGTAGGCAGTAAGCCGCGTCTCGATCCGGCGAGTGCGGGCAGTAAGTTCGCGTGCAATCTGGTCCTCAATGCGCTTGGTGCGGTCGATAATTTCAGCCAGCGCGCTGTCCACGTAGATCATGGTAGCTACTCCTGTATGTGTGTGTATTTAATTGCCGAACCCGGCCATCATGCCGGACATTTTCTGGGCGATCGCAGCCGCAGCCTGGCGTGCCTGCTCCCGTTCGGGTGGCGAGGTCCGCAAAGTCTTGGCATCCAGCCCGCCCAAGCGGGTCTTGATCTCCTCGCACAGGGCGTCCAAGGCGGGGTCGCCGGTGATATTGAGTGCAGGAACCTCGTCAATGAGGCGGTGCAGGTTGCGCACGGTGGCCTCCCGAAACTTCTCGTCCTCCTGCATCCGGTCAGCGAAGTGCGAGACCGTATCGAACACCCGCTCCCACAGAATCTGCATGGCATTGCGCAGTCGGTCAGTGTTGGCCGTCTCGATCTCGCCTCTGAGTCGCTGCACATCTTCTTCCTGCAGCTGCACTCGCAGGTCTTGCGCAGTGGGCACGCCGTGCACATCCAGGTTGATGCGGAACTTGTCCCACAACTCGCTCGGTTCTGGGTAGTCAGCGGCCACGAACATGTCCCCCATACGGAACTGTGCTCGTGCTCGCTCCGCCGGGTAGCGCACTCGGATGAACTCCTCGACAGCCGCGTCGAACTCTTGCTTGAGCACAGCGAACTCGTCAACGAACGCCATGTACCCGGCAGTGCCCAGCAGCCTGTCGCCGTTGTCGCCCCACGGCAAGGCCGCACGGTAGAAGAACTGGCGCACGGCGCCGGCCGCCTTGATAACCGCGGCGAGGCTGGCCTTGCTGACCAGATGCTTGTTGACCCGTGCCGCATCGACCTCCGCATTTGCAGCGTCGGTCAGCTCGGCCGTCTTGGTCTTGTCCAGCTTGTGGCCAGACCACGTGCTGATGCTCAGGTTTACAATCAGTGCGTTGTCCATGTCTAAATCCTCAGATTGTTACAGTAATTGAATCAGTCAGGTTACGCTGGTGTAACTTACGTCATAGTATCCTCCTGTGTGACAACTAGGTCAATGTAGGTCAGTGCTTGATCTACTGTATCGAACCGTATCTTTGGCGGAGGTACCAGTATTACTCCTGGCGTACCTTTCAGGATGTTCACACCAACCGCCCATACCCATCCTGCAGGCATGGTCGGGAAGAACTCTGCCAGTCCCGCCCGCCTGGCGATACTGTCTGGACTATCCGCAAGCACAACATACTTGTAGTTGGCAGCCACAAGGTACAGGTTGCTGGCCGTATCTGTAAGGCCGGGCTGTAGCTTGATCGCCTTGCCGTCGTCGTCCACATACGCCATGAGCGTATACCATTCTTCAGCAGACATCACGTACTCTCCTTAACCAGCACGTACGGCAGCAACAGCATGGCCTGATGACAGGCCGGCGCGTCACACAGGTCGGCCATCGTGCGCAGCGTGGTGCTCGGCAGGTCCAGCAGGCGGGCGCAGTCGTCCCATGCGACGAGACCAAGCACTACGCCCCATGCTGCGGTCCATCTCGTGACATGTATATCGTCCATTGTCAGGCCACGTCTTGCGTCCTGTATCGCATCCTGTGCTGCGGTCACTGCTGCGGACACTGGTAGGCTGGGTATTGCGGCCTCTACTGCGTGCCATACCTTCGGCCGAGCCTTCACGTCTGCCACTACAGCGGCGATCAGATCGTCGTTGGGCAGGCTGAACCATTTTGTGGCGTTCGTGGCCATCACTTATTCTCCTTAACCAGCACGTATGGTAGTAACAGCACGGCCTGATGGCAGGCCGGCGCGTCGCACAGGTCGGCCATCGTGCGCAGCGTGGTGCTAGGCAGGTCCAGCAGGTGAGCGCAGTCGTCCCATGCAATGAGGGCGAGGATCGCGTCCTGTGCCGCGGCCTGCTTTGCGGTCCGCGTTGCGAGCCGTGCTGGCTCCCACGCTGCGGCCCATGCTGCGTCCCGTGCTGCGCCCCGTACTGCGTCCCGTGCTGCGCGCCAGGCATCAGTCCACACATCCGGCCGAGTCTTCATATCCGCAATCACAGCGTCAATGTGCCTGGCGTTGGGCAGGTGTGCCCAGGGTGTAGGTTTCCCGAGCATTAGCGCAGCCTCACCACACGGCCGATGGGTACCTCAACGCTCGTCGTACAGCACACGATCAGGTTGTACGGGGGCTCACTCGTAGGCCAGGGTGTGTAGCCGTCCGTGATGAGCACGACTGCCGCAGGGTTGTACTGCTCGACGTGCTCCAGCGGTACGCGCATATCCGTCCCGCCACCGCCATCGAACGTGAGGTTCAACGGGGAATCCCAGTCAACCTCCTCGTCACTCACGACACGGGTATCCGCGGCGAGCACCCGCAGTGTCTCCGGCTGGGTCTGCTCGGCCACGGCGCGAATCTCTGCCAGTGCCTGCGACAGTTCCTCTGCCCCGATCGACCCCGACGTATCTACAATGATGCAGATTGACTCAAGCCGCAGCGAGTACCGCCCCGGCAGGTACACGTCAGCCATCCGGCGGTTGCGCCGTGACCACGCCTCGTCATCCCTGACCACGGTCTGCAGGGCGTCACGCAGCAGCGCCGGCCATGGGACAGTCGAAGTCAGCACCGTCCCGACCAGCCGCTCAAGCTCTGCGCCCATCTTACCTGCCATGCGGGCGACGGTGGCGGCTTGCGCCACAAGCTGCCGGACTTTCTGAGCATGAACCTGCGCCTCGGCTTCGGGCATGTCGGACGGCATCAGGTCGTGGCCGATCCCGCCCTCGCCGCCCTCGCCCTTGTCATCTTCCGCATCCGCAATCAGCTGGTCGTACACCTGCTCGGCCGTGGTGGTGTACCGTGCGTCCAGCAGGACGCCCTCGATGAAGGTCATCCCATCCTCAGTCAGCAGGTGGTTGATGACGTAATCCGCGGCCATGTTCCAGACCCGTGGCAGCCGGTGCCCTACCCGCACGGCATGGAGGAACATGATGTGCGCCGCCTCGTGTGCCAGCAGGAACTCCACCTGCCCACCTGACAGCGAGGCCAGGAACTTGGGGTTTACCATGATCCGCCTGCCGTCCGTCGCCGCTGTCGGTACAGCGTCGGTCAATTCCAGCGGTGTGTTCAACACCAGCACCGACCAGAACGGTGACTTCACCATCAGCCTGCGCTTGGCATTACTAATCTTTTCCATCGCGTCCATCGTTAAATCCTCATGTAGATATGTTACGCTGGCGTAACTTCCTTAACCAGTACGTATGGAAGTAACATCACGGCCTGATAGCAGGTCGGCGCGTCACACAGGTCGATCATCGTGCGCAGCGTGGTGCTGGGCAGGTCCAGCATGTAGGCACAGTCGTCCCATGCGACGAGTGCGTGGAGTACGTCCAGTGACGTGGCGGTCGCGGCGGTCCGTGTTGCGTCCCGCGCATCGTACCGGCCTGCGGCTTGTACCGCTCTCCATGCTGCGTCCCACGCTGCACTCCATGCGTCGCCCGCCCCGGCGGGCGCCCATACCTTAGTATGGGCTGCACTCCACTTGTCCGGCCGAGCCTTCGCGTCGGCAATCACCGCGTCAATCACTGCGGCATTCGGCAGGTGTGCCCATGCTGTAGTCATTGCTATCTCCTACGTTACGCCGGCGTAACCTTACGCCATCGCCTTCACGTGTTCCTTGCCGAACTTCGCACCCAGCGGGGTTGACAGCAGGTAGTTGTCCCGCCGAATGGCGAGCGTCCAGGCGAAGGCATGGAACTCCGGCGCAATCCGCCGCAGGTAGGTGTCGATTGCCGTCAGATCGTCCAGTTCCTTGGAACTCATGCGCGCCGACAGGCTGGCACTCACGGCATACGACATGCCCACGCCATCGGGCAGGGCCGCCTTGGTCGGGCGCTTGATGATGTCGTCGAGGTCGGGCATCTTGTCCACGATGTCCACGAAGCCCAGGAAATCGGCCGCCTCACCATCACCCACTGCGCCGGTGATCGCCGCCACCTTGATGGCGTGCGGCATGGCGCTGGCGTAATACTTCGCCGCCTTGGACCATGATCGGTACGTGCCGAACGCCTTGGCCGGGCGTGCCGGGTCGAAGGTGCAGATCAGCTCCGGCCTGTACATGAAGAACGCAGCGAAGATCGGGTCGCCGCCATTGTCCAGGTGGTAATTGATCCACGACTCGTTGTCCATCATGACTTCCACGTGGGTCATGCGGTTCGCCAGGGGCAGCGGCATCTTGTTGGTCACGCCGCGGTCACCCTCGCGGTTACCAGCCGCCACGATACGCACGTTGGGCATGAGCACGTGCTCGCCGACCCGCCGGTCATTGATAAGCTGGTACGCAACCGCCGCCACCGATGGGCTGGCCGAGTTGATCTCGTCCAAAAACAGGATGACCGCCCGGTCAGTCGGGAACGCCTTGTTGCCCACGAAGGGCAGCGTCACAGGTGGCGCCCAGACCATGCCGTTACCCTCGGCATACAGCCCCGGCTCGGTGGACGGGAAGCCCCGCAGGTCCACGCTGTCGTACTGCGACAGGCGGATGTCCACCATGACGGCGGCGTGCTTGGCTGTGACCTGCGCCACTGCTTCACTCTTGCCGGCACCCGGCGGACCCCAGATCATCACCGGCTCATTCAGATCAATCGCAACATGCTCGATCATGTCAACCAGCTGGTTAATTTTCACAGTCATCATCGTTAAATCCTCACGTTGATAGTTACGCCGGCGTAACCTGCCGACAGTGCAGTAAGGCACAGTGCCCGACTGCTATATACCATTATACGCTCATTACCTCCTTAAGTCAAATCAGTAGGCGTGCCCTCCTTAACTAGTGCGTACGGCAGCAACAGCACGGCCTGATGACAGGCCGGCGCGTCACACAGGTCGATCATCGTGCGCAGCGTGGTGCTCGGCAGGTCCAGCAGTGGGGCGCAGTCGTCCCATGCGAGGAGTGCAAGGATTGCGTCCGTTGCGGCAGTCTTCACTTCTCCTCGTGCTGCGTTCCACTCTGCAATACGTGCTGCAGCCCGTAGTGCCTCCCATGCTGTGCGCCATGCGTCCAGCCATACAGCGGCCCGCATGGCGACCCATACTGCGCCCCACACATCCGGCCGAGCCTTCGCGTCGGCGATCACGGCGTCGATCAGCCTGGCGTTGGGCAGGTGTGCCCATGCTGTTTGGTCTTCGGCCATCGTTCGATCTCCAAGTTACGCCGGCGTAACCTACACTCTGCTGCGCCGGTACCACCGCATGTGCTCCTCATAACTCTCGCAGTAAGGGAGGGTGTGCGTGTCCGAGATGGTCGAGCGGGTAGCGAGCTTGAGCCTGTGCAGCGCCTCGGCACGGGCGAACGGGGCCATCCGGTAGGGCAGCGCATCCATGATTTCCGGGAACGCCTGCTGTGCCGCCTCCCGAAGTGTGCCCGACTCAAGGCCCGATGCCTGATCGCCGATCAGGTCAGTAGCGGTCTGCACCCACGTGCAGAACTCCCGCCAGCGGTACGCTTTGAGCATCTGGGCGGTCTTTTGACGGTTGTACACCGTGAACTCGAACGGCCTCGCCGTCACGGCGCCGGTGCGGGTGTTGAGCACAATATCCGGCCCACGGAACACCTTACCGACAGGGTACACGTAGTACGCACTGCACTCGTGTATCGGGTCCACGTATCGGTGGGCGATGTTGCGGATGAACTGCATGGTGGTCATCGACGGCCACCCGTTGATTTCGAGCCGGCCATCGGCGTGCCACACCACACAGTCTGTCCGGTGGAGCCGGCAGATCACGCGGGGGTCGTTGTTGTCCTCGCGGTACTGGCTGGTGGTGTGCTTCATGCGCCGCTGGGCCAGCGGGCGGGGATGGTCCGCTGGGTACCCGCGCCAGGGCTTCGTGCTGTCCCACCGAGCTTTTGCCTCAGCGAAGCTGTTCAGAGAAGGTACGTCTCGAATCGACATTGGTAAATCCTCATCGTTGATAGTTACGCCGGCGTAACCTGCCGGCAGTGCAGCCGGACGCACTGCCCGACTGCTATATACCATTATACACACGTCGAATCCTTATGTCAAATCAGTAGGCGTTCCCTCCTTAACCAGTACATACGGCAGCAACAGCACGGCCTGATGACAGGCCGGCGCATCACACAGGTCCATCATCGTGCGCAGCGTGGTGCTGGGCAGGTCCAGCAGGTGGGCGCAGTCGTCCCATGCCACGAGGGCAAACCCCACAAGCCACACCACACCATGCAGGTCGAGTCGGTCTACGACTTGTCTTATGCTGCGCGATTCAACGCGGGCCACACCCTGAGCCGCATCCCATACTGCACTCCGTTCTGCGCCCCGCGCTGCGTCCCGTACTGCTATCCGTGCTGCCTGCCGTGCGGCGCTGACGCGTATGCTATTTATTGCTCGCCATGCAGCCACCCACGCATCCGGCCGAGCCTTCGCATCCGCCAACACGTCGTCAATCAGCGCGGCGTTGGGCAGGCGTGCCCAGGCTGAGGCTTTGCGTTTCTTGGCCATCGGTGTCACCCGAACCGCTCGCCATCAGCAGTAAATGTGTACTCATTCGCTTCGATGGCCTCGTCCACCTGCTCGTCGGAGTTCAGCCAGCTGTACTCACCCTCAAGCTGGTGGTAGGTCCACCGCATGAAGTCTCGCAGGGCGGCGCTCACATCGTCGTCAATCTCGACGGCATACGGCTCACACTCGATCCGCACGGTGTTCTCGTGCGAGTACATGTGGCTGGCCTTGACGACACTCGCCGTGATCTTGTAGAACGCCCGCCGCTGGACATCCTGCAGCACTTGGCCGATCGCTTCCAGGTTCTCCAGCGTGTCGCCGCCGAACTCGGCCTGCAACGCAGCCCGCCAGCCCTTCTTGTATGCATAGCTGCCCACGAAGCACGCCCCGTCGCCCTGCGACCAGAAGCCAGAGAAGTAGATGTTGTCCACCGTGATGCCCAGGCACGCGCCGGCGGTCTTGGCCGACTCGAACACGCCATCCCACCACTCGTAATCAAGAGCACCAGATCGATACCACTCGCGGGCCTTTTCCTTGGCGGCGTCGTCCAGTTCGTCGAACTCGTACACCTTCGTCTTGATCGTTTTCATTGGTCAATCCTCTACGTTACGCCGGCGTAACCTGCCGGCAAGGCGAGCGTGGTCGAAGTCAGCAGGGATCACGCGGGCCGAACTGAAAGCCAGAGTTGGCGGCAAGTTGGCCTGTATGGGTGGCAAGGCGCACGCTCGCCACAGGCCAACGCAGCTCCGGCAAGGCTGCCAAGCGTTCGGCGTCAGCGGCGTAGACATCCACCACCGTGTTTTCGCCGGCCATAGGCTCCAGCTTCACCGCGATGCCGCTCTCGGCGATGACGCGGATCACGGTAGCCCGGTCGCCGCAGATCACAAGTCGGCGCATGTCACCATATTTAAATTCGGTCATGGTCAATCTCCTACGTTACGCCGGCGTAACCTGCCGGCAAGGTGCCTCAAACAATGAACGCGCGCACGGTAAGGATTACCGCAGCGGCGGCCATGACACCGGCCAGGGCGCGCGACTCGCGGCAGGTAAGGAACAGCAGGTAAGTGCCAGTGCCAACACCTATGCTTGCCAGATATACCATCGGTCAGTCCTCACTAAGTTACGCCGGCGTAACCTGCCGGCAAGGGTCATTCACAGATAGTCGCAAGCTGCTGCGCCAACGACTCGCACTCACGCACACAATAATCCAAGGAGCGGTGCACGCGGGTAGGGTCGACACTACTCATCTCACGGTGCAGGCGCTGCATCGACGGCGGGGCCGCTGCCAGCCATTCAGGGGACGGCAGATCGTTGTAATGCCCGCAATCAAAGCCGAACCACCAGAGGCCGCGACTCGCCGCCGGGTAGCCTTTCGAGCCTTCGCCGGCGTAGGTCAGGCCGCCGTGCACGTCGATCAGCACGTCTAGTGCAGGGTTGTCGGTGTCGGCCAGCAACAGCGGAATTATGCCCCGCTTCCCGACCGGCCCATCAAGGGCGGACTTGTCCAGGCCAGGCACTGACTCGTTGTATTTGACGCCGTGCAGCGGATGCCCAGCTGGCAGGCCGACGTATCCGCACCTGTGGCCGGAGTCCAGCATTACCACGGCAGCACGGTAGCCTGCAGCCGTATCCCAAACGCGTTCCACGTCATAAGCCATCGTTCAATCCTCCCTCACAACAGGGTATCCGAGCAGGTCGGACGGGTCCACGCGGGGGAGCGGTATATCTACAGCCGGCACCCCATGCGCCGCAGCGACGCGCTCGACTGCGCGCGACTTCGGTGCATCCAGAAGATCGTCATGAATCTCGCAAAACTTACACATCGTTAAATCCTCACTAAGTTACGCCGGCGTAACCTGCCGGCAGCGGTGCAGTTGGACGCATTGCCCGACTGCTAATGCCTATTATACACCTTCAAAACCTTATGTCAAGTCAGCATGTTACGTGTGCGCACGTGTGCTACTGGCAAGTTTGGGATTTTAAGTGGCTGCGAGGGCGGCTGTTGACCACGGGTGGATTTTTAGCATCGGCGTTTTTGGCGCTCGGCGGGCAGCGCCGGAGCGTGTAAATTTTGAAGCGTAGGTTTTTAAGCGCCGTCGCAGCACGTAAATTTTGCAGCGTGGATTTTTAAGTGGCTGCGAGGGTGGCTGTTGACCACGGGTGGATTTTTAACTCGACGGTTTTGGCCTGGCAAGATTTAAAGTTTGGCGAATAAGTCCAGGTTGGCGAGGGAAAATCCTTTTTGGGGTGATTAAAAATTGTGCAAAAGAAAAAGGGGCCGCATAGTTAAGGTAGTGACGAAGGTGAAAAAGTCGTTTAAAAACAGTCACTAGAAAAAAATGGCTTTTTTCTAATTGTATACCCCCCATTTCACCCGTTTTTGTGGGGAAGATTTAATGGTTGGGAATTTAAGAGTTATGGCGCAAGTTTGGGAATTTACGCTGACCGAACGGTCGTTAAGGAAAACCGCGCGTCATGGGGGTCTACAACACAAAAAAACCTCTTTCTCATTCAATTTTCTTAGAATATATATATATATCAGCCACTTGGACAAAAACGAGCGGCTGACCGCCCGGTCAGCTTTTTGCAAAAGCGCCGCAAATTCAATAACTTACCGCACAAAAACCTGGGCAATTCTGGCGCAAAAGTTTTAAATCTTAAAAACGTCATTTTTGGCACTTATCCGCCAAACTTGGGAATTTAAGGCGCCGAATACGCTACTTAAAAACCAAACTTGGAAATTTAGGTTACGCCGGCGTAACCTGCCGCCATGTTGGCACGCTTCGTGCTATGTGCTGACTGACTGACCGGCCGGTCAGCCGGCGACTGATCGCCCCGCACGCGGCCGCTGTAGGCGCGTGGCCGGCATGGCGCAGGGTAGGTCCAGGGTATGGCCCGTTCGGCCCTCACGCG